AAGATATAGAATTACTGTATAGTATATGAATAACCATCGAAGTGTTCCATAACGTTAAGCATCGTTTCTTTACCGTAAACATATAAGGTATGCTTTGGATACGGAGTCTTGCCGACTGTATGATCTTCGTATGTAAAAGTAAACTTGGGTTTATCATCTGGGTACTCGCCTGGTTCCCATAATGTTCCGTCTAAGTTATATGTCTCGAAATCTAAGGGATTGATTTCTGAAATAGGTTCAAATGGTTTTCTTTTACTCATATTTAAGTGCGACTGTGAATCGGTGTTTGTTGCGAAAGGATGTTGCTCGATGTAGAATCTCTGCATTGAAGAAGACTAATCGATTTGGTTCTGGTGACACCATGTAGGATCGATTGTTCACATAGAACTCTGTCTGTCCTAGAAAGTTTGGTGTCCACATCTCTGTGTGTGGATAATAGAGAAAGGTTGTTCCCTGATCTGCGTCTGTATGATAGTATGGAACTTCATTCGGTGCAAATAAATTTACATACATGCGAACCAGACAAAGATCTGGCACAATGGGTTGTGTCTTCTCAAACAAAAAGCGATATATTAATTCAGAGGACTTGATCTCTGCACTTAATCCAGTTGGAGCAAGATCAGTTTCATCCTGTTCTCCATAAGTGTAAGAAGCAAGCTGGCAATATCGATAGATGTTCTCTTGTTCTGTTTGTTTCAACCAATCGTCCCGAATATGAATCGGAACATCTTTTCCATAGATAAAATCCATTATCGAACTGAATTGTAAGAAGTAACTGCAAAGTTAAATGCGATTGAGATACGTGGATTGCCAGGCGTAGGTTTATTTGCCTTAACCTCATGCATCAGATATGAAGGAAACATAATCAAATCTCCCTCATTAATGTCAGGAGAGAAGATTTCCTCATAGTTGTGCGAATCGAACTCTAATGAATGAGATCGAATGATGCCCATCGGATCCGTAAAGGTTAATGGACTATGCACCTTCTTATCATAACATAGAAAATGAACACATGCAAAATGATTTGGATCTAAAGGATCGCCAATATGATTGTGCGACTCCTGATATTCTTCATCCTCATAACAATTATACCAACATTCGTCCACCTCCACTTCAAACTTGTTATCGAAGAAAGTTTTAATTAAATTATGATACTGTCTCTGTAGTTCTGTTTGAGACATGAAAAACCGATTAATGTCGTCTCTTTCATGACTCGTCGTAATTTTTGTGGTCAACCATCCTTCTGGTGGAGTCAACGTTCTCTTGGTCGAATTAATAAAAGGTAGCAAGTCCTGCTTCAACCTTTCATTATTCTCAAGTTGTCCTTGATAATATGATACAGGAAATATCGTATGTCTCATGACTCTCTGCTATGATTCTCTTTTGGTTCGTTATAGTACATATGAGTGGACTCTTGTACAATTTGTTGGTCATGCTTACTCTTGCGTTTCTTGACAAACTGAAGTTGATGCCATTGATGTTCATAGCAACAGACTAAAATATGAATGTGTTTGTGTGGGTTGTTTTTGTCATACTCACAATCAGGTTTATCTCGTATACCAGTTTCAATGGTAATATAGTTCTGAAGTGGTCTCCACCCAAACTTCTTTCTTTTTTCATTATCGACAGGTTCACCTTTCCAGTAAACCCATCCTTTATCGATTGTCCCAAGATCATTTGTCCAGATTACATAGTCATTGACTTCTGGAATGTATTCCTCTTCTGCCATCGGTTGTTAGTGGGGAACTGCTTTCAAATCGTTTGGATTAAATCCTTCATTCATCAGTTGTTCTAATCTAACCTTACATGCTTCTTTTGTAAGATCTGAGCAATTTGGTTCTTGTACATCAAACCATCCCATTGTTGTATTTTGGATGATTCGCCATTTTTTAACTCCAGCCATAGTTTTAAGTAAATTTAATTGGTGCGGTGCGTGTTGTGATTTCTCCTGTCATCATCGCATTAAATGAAATAGTAATGCGAGGAACACTATAAGGTTCATGTGATTGTTGTACTCCATGTGGCAACCACGATGGAAATAAAAACAAACTACCTTTATTTACAATAGGAGAAACTGTGCCTGAGTTATGAGCAGCAAAGTTTTTGTTAACATTTGGTTCAATAACTCTTGCTCCAGCTCTTGGATCACTAAAAGTTGTAGTTTGAGCATAGGGTGTCCCTATATTTGGTACACTTATATGCCATACTCCACTGAATATTGAATTTGGATGAGTATGATTCATGTGGCAATACTCTGGTTTATATCCTACATTTGCCCACATTGAAGTTAGGTAGACTTCATCCACTTTAAAATCATGATATGCGAAGACTGCAGCTGCCTCATTCAGTAGAAAGTCATGAACTAATTCAAAACCCTCTGCTTGATGAAGATTATCATAACTATACCAACCCAAAGGATCTTTTGGATTTCCTGCACAACTTCCTGCATCATCTCTCTTTGCCATGTCCAATACTTTTTTAACAGTATCGTCAATGAAGTCTTCATCATCAACTCTTGATTTAAAAAGTAATGAAGGAAAAAGAACACCAATATCCCTATCGGTAACTTTGATATCCTTTTTCTCTGTTGCCAGTGTGTCTGGATCTTCGGAGCGTACAGGTCTTTCATTATGTATTTCAGTGATTCCTGTATTAATGGTAAACCCACCTTCGGGTTGACCAGTAGGAACTTTCACATCGCTATTCCATGATCTAAAATTATTAGATTCCAATTATGCACCTCCGAATATGGTTAGTATAGCACAAAAAAATGATTTAGACAAGGAACTCATCAATATAATAATCAACTGTAACCTCCATCTTGGCAGATTCCTTTTCTAAGTAGTCGCCATGTTGAGCAAGACCTTTAAAGTATTCTTGTCTTTGTTTCCACTTAATAATCTCAATTTCTGATTTAATCATGTAATCTTTTAATAGTTCAATAAATTCTTCGATTTCTTTATCATTCATAGGTGACAAAACCTTTTGGTTTTGCAACTTTTCTCTTGACACGTTCTGGCATGGTGTTATAGACTTGCTTCGGAACCTCCTTATCTGTACCAATGAAAGTAAAGTCGTTTTTACTTTCGTGAATATTCTTAGATAGGTATTCATATAATGAAGGGCAACTATTTGCATAACTTATATATTTCTTTTCAGTTTCACTATACAATTCCTGTAATCTATCGCAATGCATATCTGGGTCAAATCCTTTTAACTTTCCTAATGAACTATGCATCTTTGCATCAATTGGAGAATAATTCATTCCTGCAGCAATACACTGGAATCCTGCACTACCCTCCCTAAACTGATGATATTTGTATGCAGAGGTAGCATAGTAGAGTAATTCAAGATTTTCTCCCATATCAGTTTCATAGTTCAATGAATTATTAACTGTTGGATCAATTCTAACTTTCTCTGTTATGTCCTGCCAATATGGAGTATCATTTCTTGGACTTAGTGCATAATGCATACCAACAAAGTTTGCGTGTCCATAGAAAATATTTTTAAGTGCATAATTAAATGCATCTCTATCCCATTGATTAACAAAACCTTTGCGTAATGTGTAGATCAATGATAGTAACCACTCATAAGTGGTCATCAATCCTGTACTTTCTAATGGTTCAATAAATCCACTGGATAAACCAATCGCAACTACATTCTTCTCCCATGTTTTTTCATGCAATCCATTTCTCATTGTAATGGATTTAAATTCAAGATCATCAAATGGAGCACCACTGTACTTTGTCTTGATATAATCCTTAAACTCTTTAAGAGCTTCATCATCACTAATATACTTGTCACTATAAACATACCCTGCACCAATGCGTGACCATAGAGGTATATCCCATGTCCACCCATTACTGAGAGCAGTACAATTTGTAAATGGTTGTAATTGTTTATTCTTATCTGTGTATGGTATATGTGTTGCCCATGCTTTATTATTTGGAATCAGAGTATCAATATTATTGAATTTAACTCCTAATGCACCCTCCAATAGTAAACTCTTAAAACCAGTGCAATCAATGTATAAATCAGCAGTTACTTTCTCTTTATTTTCTAGAATTAGAGACTCTACTCCATTATCATTTGTATTAATCTTCTTAACTGTTGAAGCAATTAATTTTACACCTTTTGGTAAGCATATTTTCTTCTTAAGATATTGTCCTAGTGCTGTTGCATCAAAATGAAATGCTACATCTTGAACAAATGAAAAACCAGGTGTCTTACCCATACTATCTTCAGATATTTTACCTCTCTCTGCAACTGCAGCTATTGGATAATGGCAACGTGCAAATGAATTACTATCAAGACCACCTCTATTCCCTTTTAAGAACCACCAATCATTTTGTCCGACTTGTTCAATAGGTCTTTGTGCTTCTCCAAAAGGATAATGAAATCCTCCTGTATTTTTCCCTAACCAATCTGTAAACTTAATACTTAACTTGTAACTACCATCTGTTGCTTTTAACAGATCTTTATCCTCAAGACCTATTAATGAAGACCAATGCTTTATACCACCAAGAGTGCTTTCTCCAACTCCCAATATAGGAAAGTCTGGACTCTCAATGATAGTAACGTCAATGTTTGGAAGTTGTGTTGCAAATGTGGCAGCAGACATCCAACCTGATGATCCACCACCTACAATACATACACTCTTAATCTTTTTGCTCATTCTTTTTCTTGGTTCTTTCTTCAACTAATTTTAAAAACTCCTCATCTGGAGTAAAGATAACAGGACCTTCTAAGATCCGTTCTTCCAATTCATCCAATAGTGGATCCTTTTCTTTCTTTTTCTTTGGAGTCTTATGCATCTTTTGATACTGATCTGCTCCAAGATTGTCTAAAAAATCATTCATCATTGTTAATCACATCCATAAGTTTTTGCACCAAAAAATGCTCCTAGTGGTATTGCCCACCAACGACCATCCCCTCTACTTAGTCCTGCACCAAGAGCACCTCCACCCATAGCACCGATTGCAGTTTTACTTGGATCGCATTCTGGTGTTCTATCTGGTGTCGGATGATGATATACTGTTCCTCCATCTTTGCAAGGAACCTCAAATTGATCTATAACCACATATCCTCTTAACCACCTTCCATCATCACGAAATCTACCAGGTACATATTCTTCTCTAGTTTGAAAACATTTTGTTTGATCTATATGTCTCCATGAAGAATAACTTGGTGTGGCAGAAAGTAATATTGCTGCTGTTGTTGAAAGTAGGATTGAATTTTTCATATTACTATCATAATATATCTAAATCTTTTCCATGCCTCTGTCGTTCCACTTCAACAAGTGGCACATAGGCAGATGAATTCCTTTGAATTTCGTGTAGTCTATCAGCTTGTTGGTTCAATTTCATTACTACCGAACTCATGATAACATTGTATTCCTTCCCAGAAGTATTCATACTTACTTTGTCTAATACATCAAGTAAAAAATCAATATCATCAGCATTTAAGTCTGATTGTAATCTATGTATGGTTTCTTGTATGGTCATACTAAATTTTCTCTTGTTCAGAATTGGTTACTGTTTCGATACTGGATAACGATGGATATAAACCTTCGTATCCACTTCCTTCTTTTGTTTCTCCCTTTTGCATATCTTTATCTACCTCTATTCTACCAGTGTTTTCATTAAACTGCAATACCATTTTCCTACCCGATTTCCTAGCATCTCTCCTAAATTCAGCAGACAAACTAGTGGTTTCATTTGTGTAAGCAGTTACATGATCACTTAACCATCCAGTACAAACATATTTTGTACCTTCAGTAACCATGTCTCCTCTATGATGAAAATACCACGAAGCAGGAAAACAAATCAATTTACCAGTTTTTGGTTTAACTGAGAGTATATCTTCCTTTTCTCCACCAACTCTAAATTGTGTGCACCCACCTTCAAAATCATCATTAAGATAAAACATGTATGTAAATAATCTTCTTGCCTGTAAGATAGATCCAGAATCTCTATATCCCCTCAGTGGATATACGATTGTATCTAAAATAGGTCCATAATCATCATCAGCATGCCAACCATAACCTTCTCCTACTTCAGTCCTTTGTATCTGATATCCAGAATCAACCAATGCACTGAGAGATTGAACCTCATCCCCTAGTTTTTGCTTAACAAATGTCAAATACTTTTTTACATAGGGAGAAAGTGCTTCATAAAAGAATTGATCCCATTTTTGCCACTCTGGCCAAGATGATATCCATAAGTCTGTTGATTTCTTAATAGAATTCTCATTTGCTACATTGTCATGAGTATCGCAAGCTGTAATTCCTTTAGATTTACGGTTATCATATTCAAATTGTTCGATAATCTGTTTACAGTCATCAGCAGTTATTACGTTATCGTACTCTGCTATCATTTCAGAAAAATTAGTAATCATTTTGGTTCTTCAATGTTTTTTAAATTAAATGCTAGAATAATCCTTTTTTCCATGACAGGTGGACTAAAATGATATATGTCTGGATCCCATATTAATACATCACCTACCTCAACTTTAGAAGTTGCTGTATTACTTTGATGTAGTGGATCTTGAAAATAAGTAGATTGCCCATCATTTAAGAATAGACAACCAGAACCACTTATATTTGTTCCTGCGTGATTATGTATTGGATGAAATCCACCAGGTTCATATATTTGAACCCAAGAATTATCAAATCCCTCCTCTGGAGCTATGAGATCCAGAACATTCATAATCCATGGAACTGCATGTGGTTGGTTTGCTGTTCCATATGTGGTAGTAAGTCTACCATGTTCAACATATTTTCCGTATTTTAAACACCACTCTTCAAGTTTATCAATCCATCCGTCTGGTATTTTGATGTTATCTTTGATAACGACTGTTGGTGGAAAAAGTTGCCTTTGCTCACTCATAAAATGCCTCTAATCCAACTGGTTCTCCAAAACTATAATCATAAGTTAATGCATCATGACAAACATAATGCGGATGATCAGGTTCAACACCTAATCTTTTACACAATTCAAGATGATTATCCTCCATAAGTTCCACTGCATATAGCATATTATTTAATATATGATCTTCATCATGATATTGAAGTAATTTATTCTTTAGAGTTACTAAAAAATTACCACTACCTGCTGAATTATCTAGAAATTTAGAGTTAGGATTTACCTTCATCTCCTCTGGTATACTATCTATCATTCTATCACAAACTTCCATAGGTGTAAACACTTCGCTCGTAGCATTTATCCTATCATCTGATCTTTCAATTACAGATCCTACATTTTTATTATGATCGTTTCTTTTCATAAAATATCAGGAATAGTTCTGAATAATTCTTTTGAGTTAGTATTAACTATTCTATTCTTTAAAACCATTTGATGCACTTCATCAGATCTCAAATAATCTGCAAGTTTATTACTCTCTTCTTCCGAAGATGTTTTTATAATAACTGTAGATCCACTGATAGCATGATCGTATGGTTTGATACGAATTTGTCCAAAACCTTGTCCACCATACTTACTATTCATTACAACTCCATGTTGATTAACACAACAAGTATACTGAGACTTATCAACTTTAGTAATTTGCATTTCTCCATTTTTACCACCCATTGTAGTTATCATAGGATACTCTCCCTTGATCAACTGATTTAAATTTAAGTCTCCACGTTGATAGCGGTGTCCCATATTATTGGGAACATCTGAAACAAAATCTGGATTAGTGAATCTAATGCAAGTATCAGGAGTTAGTTGGATATCTTTTACTGTACCATCAAGATAAGTTAATTTTGTCAATCCAGTATATCCACGTTTCCATGTGCAGATACATGTTTCTGTCATTGATATGGAAGGGAATGTATCAGGAGATAATGATTCAATAGAAACAACACCTGATGTTGAAAACAAAGTTCTTCTAAACTTTGATGTAGACTTAGCAAAGTGTTTTGATCTAATTACTTCCGATACATAATCAGATCTCTCCATTGCACTTAGATAGAAATGTGTATCTAAAGTTTTTGCACATCCACCTGTGGTTGCACCTGTTACTGTAGATGTATCTGTATATGGTGGATTACCAACTGTCGCACTAAATTTCATATTGTAATTAAAAGGGTCGTCAGTTACATTTATTTTAGCATCAATTTGCGTGATTGCATAGCGATGTGTAGGATCGTTCTCCCAGACAGTAATGTCATTAGGTTCCCAAGATTTATTCTCTATTGCATATAAAGAATGGAGTCCAGATGGATCCCCATCAATTTTTAGTTTATCTGTGGGTTTTGTTTTTGTAGGTATTATTCTATCAAGAATATCTAATGAAAGTGTCTTTTGATTCTTTCTAGTAGTTGCAAGTTTTTGCAAAGTTCCACATTCATCTTTAGACATGGAGTATTCAATATCTATAATACCTTGATTAATTCTATTGATCCATGTCTTAGGTATAATCTTTTGTTCTAAACAAGCTTTAATAATACCAGTAGTATCTCCTGTATCATTTTCATAGTATTTTGAATTAAGAATACTATCTACACTTTTGGGTGTGGATTTATTCTTTATCATGTGAAAGATAACTAATCCTATTCTCTCCATGTATGCTTGAATAGTCTCTGTTTTCTGTGCTATCTCAGATTTATCATAGTGTGTAGAAAATTTAGATGAACTGGTAAGTTTCTTATTACTCTTTGCGTTAGCATTGTTCTCATTTACTGTAAAGGAACTCCATGAAGATAACTTCGCACTCTTCTGGAAATTATCAAATTCAATGTCTCCTAACTTAAGAAAATCTAACTGAGATACAATACCTGATATTAAAGATATTGCACTGTCCACATCATTAGATAAAATTTCATTTAAACGTTCTGGTGTTACTTCCTCAAAATCAGAGAAGTATTCAAAGATAGGGACTAAATCAAGAAGTTCATATTCAGATTCTGTTAGTTCATGGTTCAAATCACATGCAGTAAAATACATGTTTCTGATTGTAGTGAAACAACGTTCTGGACAAAAATCAATTACATCCCAAGAATTTCTCTTTGTTGATCCACCACGAAAAGCAAACTGTGTCCATTGTTCTCTTGATGATCCCTCTGCACAATTCATAACAGTATCAATACCCTCCGCAGTTAAACCAAGAACATTTGCAGTTTTAGTTAAGATAACTGTAGATGTATTTGCACTAATATGTGATCTGATTGTATCAGAATTTTCTTTAGTATCTGAAGTTACAACTAATGGTTTGAATCTTGTTGATTTAAAGTAATCTACAAATGCATGACATGATGCCATAGAGGGTAGAGTTATCATTATATGTCTACAATTCTTTAGTATTCTTTTGTTATACTTTATTCCATCTTGAGTAAAAACTTTACTCATAAACTCATCAACTAATATTGGTTCAGCAAAATCATTTTCATCTTTGTTTACTCTAAAAATATTACCCATTGCATCAGGATCATCACCATATAAATCTTGGTATTCATTGGACTCATACTTTGCAAGAATTAATCTCATCTGTGGGGAATCTTTATATCCCTCTATGTTCTGCAATTTATATAATTGTTCTTCAAAGTAAGAATATACAAATCTGAATCTAGGAAAATCTTCTAAGATTTTATGTGCAGTTCCTGAGACATATAATACTTTTGTATCAAAATAATTTTTAAGAGTTATCCATTGATCTCCCTGATATCCAAGATGTGCTTCATCAAATACTATCAAATCAATATTACATGGTAGATTCTTATATCTGTTGGGAGCTTGAATAGTTGAATATAAAACTATTTGTTTGTCAGTTTCCATCCAATATTCTATCTCAGTTTTAAACTGATCCACTTCCCCATCGCGAATATCAATGAATACAATATTATCAAAGTTTTGAAACTGTTGCGAATCATCTCTCCATGATTGTTTGGGAGAATTTCTATATGAAACAACTAAGGATACTTTAACATTATTCTCTACAATAGATGAAAGAACCATTGTAGATTTACCTGCACGACACTTAGCAAATAACAAGTATTCATTCCACTCATTCCATGTTGAAGTTATCTCAGATACAAATTCTTTTTGATGTTTGCGAAGGTTACGATATTCTTTTATCTCAACATTATTTGAGAAGAATTTCTCTTCAATAAGATCCTTAACAACATCAATACTTAGACCATGACCTTCTTCAATTTTATAAGTCTCTCTACCAGTTTGTGTAATACCACGTTGTATCTTTAACCATGCATGTATTTCATGATCTCTACCATCAAAATCTGTCCACCATCCTCTCTTTATTCTTGCACTACCAACTGCTGCCAAATCTTGTTTTGATTTACCATAGTCTCCACCTTTATGTCTATCTTCATATGTGTGTATGGTTTCTCCTAAACCAAAAGCGGACGGATTACCTTTAAATCCGTCAAGGTAAATGTTCATTGTCTCCTAGTAAATTGGGTGCGAGAAACAAAAACCGAATGGGGCGGTTTGCCCAGATTACTCGACTTATTCCACTGTATGTGGGTCGAAACCATTGGTTCTGTTTCCCTGCATATATTATAGCATTAAAAAACCCCCTGTAAAGGGGGTTGTGACACTTTCTAATCTGTCTTAGATCTTCTCATTCTTGTGGTGCTTTTAGTATATTCTACAGGTGCCCACTCAATTTCTTTTGGTTTGGTCTTTCTCAGATTGGTGCTCTCTTTTTTAACAAACGTAGAGGATTCATTCTTAACATTTTTTGCAAGAGATTGCCCACCATTTAATTCTTTATCAACTGTTGGTGGTTCAAATTGTTTTAAATAAGTCTTTCTACTAAAAAGTTTGTTAGATTTTACCGCATCTTCAGAGGTATTCGGTTCATCAGTCATCGTATACTAGACACTCTGGTTCGTCTGGGTGGACATCGCAGAATACTTCTAGTACATTTGGATCATGATGATCTCCTGCTTCGATCTCATCTTTATGATGTTCAACATACTCTTCTAAATCGTGCAACTCATCTTCTATATGATGTCGCATTGGTTCAGAAGTGTTTGGATCGGCAAGAATATCCTTGTCCTTTTGGATGTGGTCTTCAATAGTTTTCATAGTGACCTCCTATATCCTACATTACTATTTATAATTTAGCACTATCGTTCAGCATTTGCAACTGCTAGTGTTTCTTTGCGGATAAGTCCACCTTGTAAATCATAAAAAAGCTTGTGATTTTCTGTGGTAACATAGTGTCCTACTATGTCAGCACCATCGCAGTTGTATCCGTATGCTATAACTTTCTCCCCCACACCATCTATACGAAATTTTTTGTCGCTTGTTAGATAAGTTTCGTAAATTTGGTCTAAGTTAAACATTGGTCTCTAGTATGTTAGGATATTATAACATAACTATCTATGCCAACCAATATTTCTTTACAATTACTATAGATTTATATATCGTCTTTGTTATAAAATGTGCCAAAGAAACCATTATCTCCATCTTTGCGTTCTTCTAACTTAGAAATTACTTCACTAGCATCTATAATGCTATCAATACTTGCCATCATATCAGCAATGTGTTTACTTACAAATGATTTCTCTGTACGTGCAGCATAAGCAAGAGCATTTCTCAAATTCTCTTGTGCATCTTTTAATGATGATTTAACTGTTTCTGATAGTGCCATTACTTTCTTTTTGTTGTTTTTTTAAATACTCCTAGCTTTGCTAAAAGATATACTGATAGCACTGTCCAAAATACTATCTCTAATCCTATGTTATTCATGGTGTGTATTCGTAACCATATTTTTGGAGATACTCCTCAAATAATTCATCTGGGACTTTACCTTCCCAATAATCTTTTTCGGTGTAGGTATCTATTTTACCATGAGTTGTTTCTTTTGGCAACTCATTGTCCATCCATTTTGATTGCTTGCTCAAATACATGCTGTAGTTCTTTTGATGTCAAATTATTTAACCAATTCCAATCGGGGTCTTTTTTATCCCACTCTGCAGTAAAAGATCCATCTTCATTTCTGTTGATCTTTAATGAATCTTTAGTCATTTTTTGACTCCAAAAATAACTCCCATAATTATTTGGAAGAATGATTTAGCTGCGTTACCTTCCAACTCCTCAAACATATACATATTCAATCTAAAAGCATAATTTGCTTCTGTAATGATGGCATTTTTTTCAGATTCTGTAAGTGGTAACGTGTCTAATACAGAGCGATACTTTTCTTTATAAATCTTAGCATCTTTAATTTTTTCAAAATCATAAAAATAAAGACCTTCTTCATTCAAGTTCATTGCTTTTTTTGCAATTCCCTTCAGTATTTGTCCTCCTGACAAATCTCCCAAGTATCTTGTATAATGATGTCCTACTAGTAATTCTGGTTCATCTTCTGCGACTTCACGTATTCTTGCAACATATCTCTTACATGCTTCACTTGGTTCTATCTTTGTTCTCCACTCAGAACCATAATAATAATTTAGATCTTTCTCTAATGATAATACTCTCTCTAACTCTGGAAAATATAAACTACCTACGACAGGATGAGATCTTAACCCATACACCTGCTCCTCTAATGCCTTATAAACAAAGTAGAGATCCGAAACTAAACATTTATAGTTATCTGGACTCACAACTCCACGCAGGAAGGATCTAACAAAAGAAGTGTTCTCTGCTGCTGAATGAGACTTCTTTGTTCCTTCCTTAAGTTGTTTTGCAAAATTAGTCATTTTTCTTTTTCTTAAGTTTCTTTTTGATCATTTTAGCATAATAAACATCCTTATCACTATACCACTCAGGATGTTTTTTTGCCAGTTTGATAATCTTTTTGGCTGCTTTTTTGTCCTCCAAAACGTTGTCCTCTAAAGGTGTGAATTAAGTATTTATACCATTTCCCCGCACTGATCCCGAAACTGAGAAACTTTCACTTGCTTTTCTTACTCTAAATTTTGGATTTAATTCAAGTAATTTCTCATGTTCTGCCAGTTTATTTTTTACATATAGCATATCATCTTGCAACTTATCTACCTTCTCATTCATTTGTTGAATAAGTTCCTCAACCATCCACATTTCACCAGTCATTGGTTCTTTAACCCTAACTTCAAATCTTTCCTCTGGAGTTAGTCTGTTCCTATATGGATACAACCAATCAGCGATTTCGTCTGCTACTATCCACGCAAATTCTCTAATGTTAAACAGAATCTTTTTCATAATCTCCTGCGAATCCTACTGAAAAACTACTCTTACTATCTTTTTGAGAATGAACCTCATTGCAAATAGTATTAACAACCTTTATGATATCTTCGGTACTACCATCCATATTTTGTTTAACATAGTCGTACTTTTGAAAAAAATCATCTGCAACACTCTTGAATTCTTCATGAGTTATGTTATTGTCCTTCATAGTTTAATCCACCTCTGGTTGTTAAGTGTCCAGTTAGTAACCTCTGCTATGCGTTCGCGAACTGACTTAGCAGGTGTCCAACCGAGTTCTCTCATCTTACCACCATCTAATGCATATCGCAAGTCATGTCCTGGTCTTGAAGAATGGAAATCAACCAACTCATACTTCAGTTCTTTACCCTGTGCATCAGCAATAATCTGTGCTAATTCAAGATTGTTTAGTTCTTCTGATCCTACAATATTAAACTTAGGGCACTTTGCATTTCCCCAAGTTGGTAAAAATGTTCCTTTGTATTGTAATAAGAAATATACTGCTGATGAAACATCTTCAGCATGTATATAATGTCTTGAACCAGGAATTGTTCTAGTCTTATCGCTATGTATTGTTATAACTTCTCCATCTCTTGCTCTCTTAATACACATAGGAATAAACTTCTCTGGGTGCTGTCTCTCTCCGAACACATTCATAGTATGGGTAATGTATATTGGAAGTTTATATGTATTCTCATATGCCACTGCTAACTCTTCTGCACCTGCCTTAGTCGCACTGTATGGATTAGTAGAGTTATATCTATCATTCTCTTTATACTTGATACCATTAGGTGCGGGACCGAATACTTCATCTGTACTGAAATAAACAAATCTTTCAAGATTGTCTTGCTTTCTTGCAAACTCTAAGATGTTAGCAGTTCCTACAACATTATCCATGACGAACTCCATAGGATAATCTATACTACGATCTACATGAGATCCTGCTGCCAAGTGTAAGATATAATCCACTTGTCCTACTTCGCTACAGACCAATGGATTGAGTTCTGCCTTAAGATCATGATGTACGATCTTTACACGTTTTCTAACATCAGGATCAAATGATAGCATAATGTCGTGCAGACGATTAAGATTACCACTATAATCTAATCTATCAAGAGTAATAATCTCCCAATCAGTATGTTTTAATAAGTAACTGATTGTATGGTGTGCAATAAAACCTGCTCCACCTGTAATAAGTGCTTTTGTCATAATTAGATAAATGCTTTCGCTAATGCTTTTTCGTGTATAAAGAATACTATAGTTAGTCTATCAGTCTTTGGACTATTTCCAAAGCATCCAGATAGACCGTGGATATTATATCCATCATAAGCTACCAATCTATTATACACGTTTTCTACGTTAACAAACTGAATGTTACGACTATCCAGAATTGAAGTTCCTGTTAAAGGTGGGGGATCTGGATTTAGAAATATAACCCCTGCACACGATAGATAATCTTTATGAAATCTGTCTGAATGAAAATCATACAACATATCAACTGTGTTTGCAGGACTCCTATGAAAATATGTTGTAATCATAGGGTCTAACAAAGGAGAATTTGCTACAGATGGTTGTTCTAAATCATACATTTCATAATAGTCACTTGGAAAATCCTCCTCCCAACTTGGATACCTCCAATCTTTAAGTTTTCTCTCTTCCCATATAAAATCAAATATATCTTTCTCTATCTGTAATAATTCTTCGTTACTTCCATAACCTATTTTCTTAAACTTCTCAGATCTTAATCCTCTCCATCCTGGTCCTGTCTCAGGTTTATCAGAAATTCTCCATGATCTATTTCTAATACCAAGTTCTCTTACGTGTTCAACGTCTAGAAAGTAATTATCTTTTATTGTAATGTCAAGCATTTAGTCTATCAAATTCAAAAGGTCCATAATCAGATCCCCAAACTTTTTCATTTGTAGTTTTGGAGTATCCAATATCTATTGTAGTATATGTAGTGGTTGTAACTTGAACTCTACTTTGAACGTATGAGTCTCTTACCATGCAATCACATCCATATAAACCACCAGTAAAGGTGTTATAATCTACTTGATTGAATAGTAGGTCACAACCAGTGTTATGATATAAATCGTCTGGAGTAATGTTGTCCAGATTTTTAAATCCAGTAAATCTGTTCTTTTCTTTGATATCATAGTTTTTTACTTTCATTAGTTGCCCATCTATCACAGGTTCAATAATAAATTGTCGATATGGTCTACCCTGTTCATATGTATATGCCTGTTCTCCATATATCAAATTATTACCAATATCTTTATGTATTAGTCTAATATGAGCATAGAATGTAGGATTTTGGTATGCCTGTCGTTTATTATCAAATGTTCCTATCAATAACTCTCTAAGTCTCTGTATACTCATCTTGTATGCCAAACTTTGATAACATAGAGATCAGTGTGTCATATGGAATCCATGCAGGATCTTCATCCATAAATTGCACTTCTACTTCTTGTACGTTTTTTTGTAAGAATCTACTGTAGGATGTTCTTACATTTTTTACAAAAGACACTGGATTAAACATTTAGTAAATTGTTTCTCCAATTATAAAACCCTTAACTAAAAAAGTCAAGGGTTTGTTAGGTTATTAGATTTTTCTTTAAGGGGGATGCTGATACTTTATCATCTTTGAATTAAAAAACCTCCCTACAGATACGTTTACAGATGTGATGATCATCTTCGCAGTCAATTAAGCATTCGTAGTACTCTGTGATTTTATCGTTATGAGGGTCATTATTTTCACCCGCTAACTGATTAAAGGGAATTAAGTTATGCATTAATTGTCTCCAAGGAATAGTATAATAAAAGAATAACGAATAAGGTTTAGTGCATCTTGTCTATCCTAATTCTGAAAATATTTAGGCATCAAATGTTAAAAAAACCTGATAATATTAAGAAAAATTTATACCTACGTGTTTGTACCTACTCGCCCATAATCATCCATTAATCTTACAATATCATCCTCTCTACACTCTCCAGTTTGAGTCTCAATAATAGTCATTCCTTCATCCCCTGCCCTTGCTCTATGTGGGGATGTTTCCGTAATAACGTATATGCGATTTGGTTTTGCATCGTACTCAGACCCATCTGCAATAACTATTCCATCTCCCTGTACAACAACCCAAAACTCTTGTCTATAATTGTGATATTGATACGAAAATGCACAATTTGGTTTAAGGTATAATCTTTTTACTTTATAATTTGGTTCATCCAATAAAACTTCATAATGTCCCCATGGTTTAATCACTTTTTCCATATGTTATCTCCACTTAGAAAGAGGTGTTACAGAGTATGGATTTTCCATAGATTTTACATACTCTATTACTTCATCACGTATTGCTATCAATTCGTTGAAACAATCTTGATTATGTGCACAACCACGCAACTTAGAATCTGGTTTGTATAATGATTCTATTAACAAACTTTTACCTCGATCCCATCTTTCTTGTTCTTTCATTGTTTCTTTTTCTTAGATTTTTTGTGTTGTAGTACAAAATTTTTCGCAGAGGATTCATTGCGACAAAATTTTAGGATTTCTCCATCATGTATAACTGCTATTTTTTTACCATCTGATGGCACTCCATAGTATCCATCATTGGTAGCAAATCCCATTTTAGAATCTTGATAGAACCTTGCGATTGCTCTAAGTTCTTTTTGTTCGGGAGTTAAAGCCATTAAAGTACTGCTGTTGTAGAAACAATAGTTGCATTTGGGTTTCTTGCAAGAGCAACCTGTTGTGCGTCAGCATAGTTTGCAGCATTAACTACTTCATCAAAAAGTTTTCCTGCTACTATTAGTTGTACTTTGATTTTCATAGAAGTTTCCTTTTAATTATATATTCATTATAACAGAGTGTTCATCCAACAATGTCCATAATGGACACTTTGTAATCTGTCACACGTTGTTGTATTAGTTTACCATACTCTTCATTAAGTTCGCAACCTATGTAATCTCTACCTAATTGTTTTGCTACCATTCCAGTAGTACCTGATCCCATGAAAGGATCTAAAATTATGTCTCCCTTCTCGCTTCCTGCTTTGATACATGGTTCGATTAACTCAGGTGGAAATACAGCAAAGTGTGCACCTTTGTATGGTTTATTTGTTACCGACCAGACAGATCTTTTATTTTTTGTAGCATAACTTTTAGTTAACCCTGTGTGAGGGGATAAACCAGTGCCAGGATTATGATACTTGCCTTGAGTGCGATTCCTAGTGCCCCAATCTTTTGCGGGTTCTTTGATTGCTTCGTTGTCATAATGATACTTCCTATTTTTACTGAATAAAAAAATGTACTCATGTGCTTTTGTACACCTGTCGCGTACAGATTCGGGCATGGGATTAGGTTTGTGCCATATGATATCTTGTCTTAGATACCATCCGTCTGCTCGCATTGCGAATGCGAACATCCATGGGATTCCAATAAGATCTTTTTCTTTAAGTCCTTCGAGTCTATTTCCTCTGCGAGGACACACATCTGGTAGGTCTTGTTTTGTAGCAGAGACACTTTGCTTAACCAATCCTTGTCCTCTTCCAGGTCTGTAATTATAGTAACTATCCCCAAGATTAACCCAACAAGTTCCATCATCTGTAAGCACATTGCGAACCTCCTTAAATACGTTTACTAATTGATCAATGTACTCTTCTGGAGTCTCTTCCAATCCGATTTGATCATCTTGTCTTACTGCACCACACTTAGGGCACACTGTTTTGTATATGTAATCTCCAACACCACCCATGATGTCGGCATTTTTATGACCAGTAATACAATTTGAACCTTGCTTACCCTTTTTTCTATGATCGCAATTAGGATCTCCACCTATCCAAGTAGCAGTTCCGTAATCACGTAAACCATAGTAAGGTGGGGATGTTACACACACCCTTGCCTGTTCATCAAATTGTTTGAGTGTCTCTCGACAATCTCCGTATAAAATTGTGTCTCTCATCCGTAACTATGAATGTTGTAATGTTTGCGAACTGGTGGATATTTGGGTTTAGGTTTTACCCTAACCACTTTGTATATCCTTAATAGTGTGTCTGTTTTCATGATCTGATAACTGAGGTAGCTGCTTGTCCTTTGTTGAATACAGTATCCACAACTGCTTCGACCTTCCTTGCAGTTGAAATACCAACTTTAGAGTAAACTGGAACACATACAAGACCATAAACCTTGTTCTCTGCACCCTTACGAATTACTCTACCAATAGTCTGACTAATACCAATGTAGTCCATAGATCTCATAAACAATACTGCCTCAAGACCTTTTACATTGATACCCTCTGAGAGGATGCTATGATGTAATACAACAAACTTTGTACCATCTACACCCCACTCATTAAGTGTTCTGAAGAACTCTTCTCTGCTAACCTTTTTACCATTGATAAAAGCACCTGTCTTAGCAGTAATAAACATCCAGTTGTATCCACGCATTTGTAAGTCGCAGACAAATGGAGTTTGAGATATCAAGTTAGTAATCTGTTTTGTAGACTTAGCACATATCAATACTTTGTCCTTCTGAATGTTATCAAGAGCATTGATCATTTGATCGCAATCAGCATCTACAACTAACTCATCCTTCTCTAGTATTCTTGTCTTGTATACTGCAACCTTTGGTGGTAAGATATGTCCTTCCTCTACTAATTTAGGTGCAGGTACTTGGCAAATAACATTACCAAAGATATCAGCATCATTCATGCCAACTTTAAGAGGTGTAAGAGAATGCTTTGGTGTAGCAGTAAAGAAGTATGCTCTTGCAGAATACATTGAAAAGTATTCTACTGCTTCAACAAAGTTCTTCTGAACTCCATTGTGTGCTTCATCAAAGTAGATTGTATCCACATTGATGCCACTCTCTACGATCTTATGTAATGAATGATATGTAGTAAAGATAAGAGTATTTCTCTTCTTTGCAAAAGTAAATAACTTGATATCATTTACTTGAGTACTGCAGAAATACAAACTCTTACCCGTTAGATCGCCACTGTGAACATGCATTACATCATCAGGATGAATGTCAATCATTTCGCGAAACTCTGAGCATAACTGCTTTGCAAGTAATATGCGAGGTGCAACTACCACAATGGTCTTTGGAGAAGTACGAAACTGAAAAATCGCATCTTCAATCATGCACATTGTTTTACCACCACCAGTAGGAACAATAACTTGTCCCTTAGTGTTGGACTGCATAGCAACCAAAGAATCAATTTGATGTGGACGTAATTGCATTAAATCTGTTTCGTTACACTTATTATAGCAAACGTAACCTCAATTTGCAAATGCCTGTGCCACTATCTCAACTGTCTTCGTCTATCTTATCAGAAATTTTTTTGAGTGCATCTTCCCACCCATCCCTATCTTGAGACCATTTATCTAATGGGCAAGACTCTAATACAACTCTAGCCTTGGCAGGTATAAAACATCCACATTCTGCACACATATCTTTTTTCTTTATCCACATTTCGCATGATTTACAAATCTCATGTCTAATCTCATAAGTTTCATTAGATACAACTAAAGCATCAGCTCCATTCTTTCTGAGATAATTCATTATATCCCATGAAAAATTTGCAAAATTCTTCGTTTTTTCAACAAATGATGGTTCAGTCGGTTCCATAATATTATATATTGTCAAGTTGTGGCAGGATAATCCCCCTTAATTGTAGTAGAACTAATAGATCCTATTACAGAATAACTTGTTCCTGCAATTGCTTTTCCTGCTAATCCGCCCGTACCAGAAGCGTTAGTATCACCACCTGCTAGTGCCCACTCTCCACCAGCTCCACCTACTTCTCCTGGTTGTCCTTGAGTAGAGTTACAACCATTATCAGGATCAGGTGATCCACCGTTATCTCCTTGTAATGCACCAGACTCATTTCCAAATCCTCTTCCAGTACCACCATCGCCACCTTCTCCACCGAGTCCACCAGCTACCTCATATTCATTAAGACAGTCATCAAATCTCCACCAACCAGTCGTGATAAACCAACAACTTCCCCACCAGTTACAAGCTCTTCGTCTACTACACTCTCCTCCAGAGTAACAACCACTTGTTGATGTCCATCCCTCTGGGCAATCAGGGCAACTATTACAGTCCCGAACAGTTTCAAAGTCTTGGCATAATCCAGTAGCACCTTGAGCTCCAGTAGCACCTTTCTCTCCTCCACCACCTCCACCATAAATTCTTGCGGAAGATCTTATATTTACAACTAAATTTTCTCCACCAGTTGAAATAATCGAAAGTGCAGTTCCACCAGTCTGTCCAGTAATTGATACATTACCAGGTTTTCCACCACCCAATCCTGGACCACCCTTGATAGTTCCAGAAACATCAAATAAAATATTATATGCAGGAGACTGTTCAAATGCAGCTGCAGCAGAAAGTGCATTATCAGAACCTATACTTCCATCTATAAACATTGTTTTGTTTATAGTTTTTGATAGATTATTGTTCCAAGTTAATGCATCAATATCAAAATAGATATCAGATCCAGTTTGTTGAATATAATAAAATTTTATACTATTTCTAAATTGAGACAAAGTAACATCGCTAACAGAACCTATTGAAGAATTTTCTGTAGCATCTGGAACTATTGGGTTTGCACTAGTGGGATTTGTATCTCTCTTCAACTCTGACATACTAATAGGAGCAACATCGGAAGCAAAAGTTTCAGACCCACTAGCAGTAGTTTTACGAGACTGTGCTCTAAAAGTTCTCCTTAACTCACTAAAAGTTATAGGTCCTGAAGCAAAAAATGGTCCTGCCTTTGATATTGATACAGACATTTATACACTATCTTTTTTATTATTTATATTTATCCCCAAACTTTCTTTTTAACTATGACTGAACCATTTAAAACAGATCTATGAGGTACAGATCTACCCTTATTTTTAACACGTTCCTGTAACTGATGGGTTGACTTACACTCCTCTAAAATTGCTTTTGCTTTTGGTAAATTATTTACAAATTTATTCACAGAATCTACATTTATCATTTCTAAACCATTACTAACTTGTATGAAACTATCAACATGCCATTGAGAATCTTTATCTGAAACTCCAGATGGTATAAATTCAATAGAACATTTTTCTTCGTATGCTTTCATCCAATCAGTTTTGTTGTCAGTCATATACTTCCAGAAAGGAGAATCTACCCTGTTTGTAGCATAGTGTAGACAAATAAAATTAAAAATATCTACATAACTTTTTTCATTGAAATTATTATAATTAATCTTATCAAAATCTAAAAACTTAAGAGTAGTATTATTTTGTATAAAGAATTGCAATTGATTATAAACTATATGAAGTCCTGTAGATTCTAATGGTTCAATAAATCCACTCGCAAGACCAACAGATAAACAATTTCCTATCCAATTTTTCTTGTAGTATCCTGGTTTGTAATGAATTACTCTAGGATCTTCATTCAATTCAACACCATGATTCTTTTTTAACCACTCATTATAATTTTTCTTTGCTTCTTCATCAGTAGTAAACTTAGATGAATATACATAACCAGTTCCATATCTTTTCTTTAATGGAATCTGCCAAGTCCAACCATCTTTTGTTGCCTCTGCCTGTGTATATGAAGGTATTTCTACAAGTTTATGAGGTATTTGTTGTGGGATTGCTCTATCTAATGGAAGATCACCTGTGATATCAACCCAATCAGGGTTTAAATGTTTAAATAAAATACTATTGAATCCAGAAGCATCAACATAAAAATCAGCAGTTACCTCTCCACTGTTTTTAAATATAATACTTTGTATACTTTTACCATCTGAATTTACTTTCTCCACCACATCATCAATACGATCTATCTCATCTTCAATATCATCTAAAATATATTGTGTTACGATCTGTGTGTCTATATGAAAAGCATGATCATAGTAAAAATCATGACTAGGAACTGTTGTTGTTGGTTTATGGTGTAAAGTTCCCCCATTGTAAGTGCCATTTGGAATTGAATATAAAGATTCTGGATAATCAACTCCTGTACCCTCTATGTTACACGCATTAAATCCGTGAAAATATTCTTTACTTCCTGTCCAATTCTTGAAATTTATTCCTAACTTTACAGTGCTTCCAGTATCTTTAATGAAATCACCAATTTCAACTTTTAAAAACCTTTTAAGAAAATCTACAAATGCAGGTGTTGTGCTTTCTCCAACACCTATATTTTTTTTCTTACTGTCGTAATATATCTCTACCTTTATTCTACCTGCGTAGAATCTTTTGAACATAGCAGCAGCCATTAGTCCAGATGAACCAGACCCAACAATAACAATTTTTTTCATAAATTAGATCAAGATAAAGTCAAACTTGTGCTTCCAATACCTGCAACTGTAAATGTTAATGTAGATCCCACCACACTTATTTGAACAGGTGTTCCAGTTCCACTTGTGAATCCATTTGCAGCAGTTACAATTCCTGTTTGATTAGCAAATCCTACCCATTCATCATCACAATATGCTTGATGTTCCCCTGCATCTGTATTATAAATTATAGATCCAGTTTGAGTTATGACACCAACTCTTTGAGCATTTGTTGAATGAGGAGTTCTCATTGCTCTGGAAGAACTGACACCTATGCCACCTCCACTTCCTGCTTTAGCGAAGTCAACAGCAGCTAAAGGTTCGTGTGTACCAACACCTAGTAAACTATTTTCGTCGCATAGTAACCCTGCGTTAAAGACTCTAACTTGAGAGTTATAGAAAGCTGCAGGTTTGAAGCAAGAGAATATAGGTGTAAACTGTTCATTGAATAGGTATGCAATAGAGGTTGTTCCTACACCAACAGCACCAAAGTTTGCTTGTCCACCAACTACCAAAGCACCACTAACAGGGTTGCTTGTATATTCATTACTTGTATTAATTCCAAGTCTTCCAATTAATCCTGTTTTAGCAGTTGCATCAAAACTAACTTGAGGTTCAGCAGTTCCAATTCCAATGCTAGTTCCTGCACCAATACTAGAGTTTACATATACTTTTCCGAAAGTATTAACTCCTGCGTTGTTAATCTTAGAAGGAATAACATTTGGTAAATTAAATGTTCCTGCATCAATTGATCCACCTATCTTGAAGTTTCCACCAACAAATGAGTTACCTGTAACAGTTGATGTACCAACCACATGTAACTTATGTTCTGGGATTGCAACACCTAAACCTAAATTACCTTGATAGGTTAGGGTCATCAAATCTCCATTAGATTGTCCATTAACAAAGTTAAAGTTACCTGTTGATACTCCTGCAGGACCTCCATGAATAACTAAGTTAAAATCTCCTGTGTCGTTATTAACAATATCAAGTGTTTTTTCAGCAACACCAAACTTCATTGCTGCAGAGCTAGCACCAACACCAACTGATTGTCCAACAGAAATTACAGCATTGTCTCCATCAGAAACTACTTCTATCTTTGCAACACCACTTGGTTTGCGAATCTGAAGATCAGAAGTAGGAAGAACAGTTCCTATACCAATAAATTGTCCATTGTTAGCAAGAATAGTTCCACCAGTTCCAACATGGAATACATCAGTTACTGTGCTTACCCCTATTGTTGAGAAACCTGATTTTATTTCGGATGCATTTAAAACAACTACATTACCAGATCCAAGATTAAATCCTTCTGTTCCTGTTCCAATTCTTGCATCTGCCTCTTTGTTAACTAACTCAAACCATGCACCTGCATGAGCATAATATGCTTTTCCGCTTGCATGAACATGAGCAAATGCACCATGATATGTTACAGGTGAAGGTAAATCACTATAATTAGCATATAAGAATGGTATTACATTACTTACAGCTGTACCAACAATTCTTCCATTGGCACTAATATCTCCATCAACTTGTAAAGCATCAACACCAGATTGTAGTTGAGATACTCTCAAAAGTGGTAATGCTGTGCTATCAATGATAGATGTAACACCAACTATTCCTGAATTAGGACCTTCAAATGAAAGTTGTCTTGTTGTTATTATACCTGTTGCCTTAATATCTCCTGTCGAATTTATACCAACACCTGGTGAATCTTCATCATCTGCTGTTCCACCTATTTGAAGTGCATTGTATGGAAGTTCAGTTGCGATACCAACATACCCTGCAGAATATATGCTTGAGAAACCTAAACCTGGATTTACATCAATCCATTGAGATGTAGGTAAATTTATTAACCTACCACCATCTCCAAAATAAGTAACAACTCCTGATGGGGAAGTTGCAGTAACAATACCTGATGGCAGTATGGATGTTATACCAACCTCAACTTGCCCTATAGTTGCGACTCCCGAAACTATAGCACCTTCTTCAATAAACGTATTTTTTATCGTTGCTACTCCGACAACTTTCGCAGTTCCCCTGACATCTAAAAACTCTGTCGGAACCGATGTACCGATTCCAACCAGACCATTAGGATTTACGATGAAATTGTCGTCATCAACTTGGACACCATTACGAAAATTAAACGACTTCTTATAATTAGGCATCTACTTACACTTTTTAGTTATTTAGGGTTGTTGTGATCATTACAATGATGGCATTTATTGCAACACTCGTGGTCTTTCAAGTCTTTCTCTAATTTATCAACTTTACCACTTAGTTCCTTAATTGCTTCTACAAGTAGAGGAACAACTTTATCATAATCAACAGCAAGATAACCATTCTTACGGGTTGTAACTGCTTCGGGTAGAACCTGTTCGATCTCTTGAGCAATTACACCAACATCCTTACCTTCTTTTCCAGATTCATTATTCCAATCATATGTATTACCACTGATTGATATAACTTTATCAAGAGGATCATCAATAGGAGTAATGTTATCCTTCAATCTACGGTCAGAAGTATAGAAGGCAGTAATGTCTCCCTCTACATTCAGATCTGATGTGATTGTTGTAACTGTACTGATTGAAACACTACTTCCAATCGCAGCACTGATAACAAGATCTCCACCTCTGGTATCAATAGTTGTTGTGCTACCAACACCAAGTCTGATTCCATCAATGTATGCTTCTTCAAATGCTTGATCTTCTTTACCAATGTATGCTCCTTTATCAACATCAGGAATGATACCTGAGTCAACAATAATTTCATCACCAAATGTTGCCTTACCAGATATGCCCATGCCACCTGCAACAACAAGAGCACCAGTAGTTCTACTTGTTGATGGTGTAGTATCATCTAATTTAAGGACTCCAGTAATTGTTCCTGTATTTCTAAGTCTAACTTCTTTGTTGAATGTTACAGGACCATCAAACTGAGATAATACTGTTCCAGACTTACCACCTTCAACTCTTAATCTTTCTTTGATTAATACTTCATCAAATACAACACTTAATCTACCAACTTCCTGTCCTGTTACAGTAGGAGATGGAACATCAAATGTTCTTTCTTGTCCAGTTGCAGAACTGGATTTCTTATTACCAATAAAGAAGTCTCCTTCGCTGTTCATACCAGTATAAACAACAACACCCGCAGCTTTCTTCTGAGACTGTGCTAAGAAGGACTCTACATCTGTTAAAGTTCTTACTTGTACTTGAGGTAAACCTGTGGAATAGTTACCTGGACCAAAACCAAGATATTCAAATGTGTGGGCAGAAGCACGAATGATAGATGGTCTTCTAAGTTCAATCGCTCTTGGTCTTATCTTCTTAGCGATTGATCCTGTTGCATGGGATTCTTTTGGAGTTCCAAACACACCACGAATAACATTTAATTCATTATTATTAGTTCCACTGAATGAGGAATTAGAAATCCTCATTATCTCATTATCAATCTGAATGTATGATCCAACAGGGAATTGATTTAAGGTTGCAATACCACAAAGAGTAGAATCAGTAACAGCTACTACATCTCCATCTGTAATTGGAACATGTAAGAAGAATTTATCATTATCATAAGAAGGTGTACCTCTTGTACCTAGATTCTCAGTTACAGCATCAGAAGGAGCATTATTTGAATCAACACCATGAGGTAATATGTAAGAACTAGATGATAGAGCATTAGATGTCTTAACTGTAAATGTGGTAACACCAACTTTTTCGTTAACAACAAAGACTCCTAATTTATTATTGCTTGAATCTTTAAATTCAACTTTAGATCCTGCAGTTAAACCATGTGCAAAATCAGTGGTAAAGGTAGTAATACCTAAAACTGGTCCTGCAATCGTGTTTACATGAACAGAAGGTCCTAGATTCAATAGGTATTGTCCTGAATGAATCTCTATATCTCCTGAAGTTATAGCAATTGAAACTTGATTCTTAGAAGGTATTGAAGCAATCTTATAATATCCTTCTCCAGTAGTTCCTATTCCTGTTATCTGAACCGCATCTCCTATATTTGTAGAGATACCAGAAGAAGATATTGTAACTCCTGCACCTGTACCAGAACCTAAAACTGAAGTATCAAAGTCTAATTTTTCGGCATCAGTATATCCAGATCCTCTAGAGATGAAACTTACATCTGTTATTGTTCCACCAGTTCCGACTGTAACTTTTGCGGTTGCACCATCCCAAGTTGTAGTTCCGTCATTAAGTAGTTTAACATTATAATGAACTCCTTCATTGTAACCACTACCACCTGCAAATGTGCTATATGTGTTTACACCTGCGAATCCATGCTCTCTATCAAGTGTAACTGTTGCAATTCCTGCATTTACACTAGTAAATACTGTTGTAACACCAGTTATTAATTTACCAAATTTAAACTCTTCTATAAATGAATCTAAAGTTTCTCTTGTTAAACTTTTTGTAAGGTCATTTGATACAACTTCTCCAATAGGTGCTCTCTTTGCAAAAGATTTTGTAGGACCAGGATTATCATTTACATTGTCTTTATCCAGTTCTGGATAGAGGTTAGTAACATTTTGACTGTATTTGAAATCAGTAAATTCTTCAGATATTGCATTGTTCGCATTTAAAACGTAACCATGATAAACACCATCCTGTACATCCTTGATGTAATCTGCAATTACTTCAGAACGATATACATAATAATTTCTCTTAGAATCATTTTTCTCAAATCTTGGTAGATCTAAATTTCTTACTGAAGTATCGCTAGTAAATACACCTGGTGTGTGGATAATATTATCAACGTCGGTAGTTGAATATGTAAATGTATGATCATTTACAATACCTGTTACTGCAAATCTTCCGTTGTATCCTAAATTAGATGCACCCCCAGTATTGTTTGTGCTTCTTACGTTTACAACGTTAACTAAATTACCTGTGCTTAAATCATGTGGTACTTCTGAAGTTACAGTTACAACACCTGCACTTCCTGCGATACATGTACTAATGAATCTTGGATTTCTATCAAAGTCATGGTCTGTAGCACCAATACTTACCCTTGTTGGATCTGCATCATTTCTAAATCCAGTAGAACTTGATTCTTGAATAATAAAAGTTTCAGCAGGTTCTTTAGCATTTTCAGCGTCTTTTGGAACAACTATTCTAACTTTGTATAATTTTTCATCTAAACTTCTAGAATCATCAGTTCTTACTATGAAACTATTATCAGTTGTTTGAGTAAGAAGAGAAACTCCGTTTGTATTTAATGCACTGTAAATATCATTTGGATGTGTGGTATGAATATACCAGTTACCAACGTTAGAGTCAAACTGAACTGGATGTCCAACATCTCCTGCACTCTTGTCAGAAACTCTACTGATTATCTTTAAATTACTTCCACCAAATATTGAGACTGCTGAATCGCTATCGGCAGCTGCCTTAGATGATGCTAATTTAATTGTAGTAGAACTTTCTCTAATTGCATAATAAAGTCTATTAGCAACTATATTTTCTGGAAGATCTCCATCGCTACTCTGAATAACAACACTTTCTCCAGTTAAAATATTGTGTGTACCGATATTGAATATATTTTCTACAGGTCCCGATATTACAGGGAACTCTTTATATGCTACATTAATTCCAAGAGAAGTTGTTCCACTACTGACAATATTATCTACCATGCAGATGTCAGAGGTAAATGTACCAATACCTGCACCTAAATTAACAGAAAGGGTGTCATCTCTTTTCGCACCTACTCTATAACCTTGTGTTAATACTGGAGGAGCATCGTCAAAGTTATTAAATCCAAAGAGATATAATTGACTAGAGATACCAACTGCTGTTGTAAGACCAACATCTAATGATTGCCAATCAACATTTGTTTCTGATTCATTAATTGATCTTGGTGTAATAATAGATGTTATGTAAGATCTATTATCTTTATCAAACGCAGCTTTTCTAAATCCATCTGAAGCAAGAGAGAACTGTCCAAAGTTAGAGTTAGAGTTAGTAATAGAAGCATCTCCACCACTTAAGGTTTCAAAATGCTTATTGAATCCAATCGCAAATACAGACACAATTTGCATAACAGAATCATTACTGATCTTGATATGTGTAGTATCAAATCCTTGTCTGTAAACTGCGTCAGAATCTAAATGATATACTTTTGCCTTATCTAATGAAGATGATCCAGAAGATAATTCTGCTCCTGTCTTTTTACTTATAGATCTACCTTCATAAGCTCTTGTGGCAGGATTATATTTTACAAATGCACGATCATCTTTTTGTAAAGATATACCAGTAAACTGGGCAACAACCATTGAACGGAAACCAGATGCTTTTGATCCATCCGCATGCATACCCTGCATACCAAATACAGATCTCAATGATATGTTGAATATGTAAGGAGAAGCACCAGAAACTGTATCAGTTTCAATTGTCACTACTGCACCACTAACATCAGGTACAGTTAGTAAGTTTGGTTGAACATAAGGTAAAAGATATGTAAAAGTTTTACTATTAACTATACTTTGTACTTTTGTGGATATATTATAATCGTTTACGTTGTCTGGAACTCCAACACCATCAATCTTAATTGGAGTGCCTTCATTAAATCCATGATCCAATACAGTAGTAACTGTTATAACTGGTCCTGCTGTTCCACCACTACCAGATTCAATTCTTGCAATTGATAATGGATCCGCAGCAAATGCACCTACAATTTCCCACTCTGGTCTTTGCTTCGCGAAAGCATCTGGATCATCAGGATATTTTTCTGGTATATTTCTTATAGAACTGAATGCGTTTGATAGTTTACTATAGAACATATCAAGGTCAGTTAAATCATAACCAGATACCTTGTTAACACCATCAGCATATTCAAAACAAGTTAATTTATGGTGAGAGAAACTTGGTTTTGAACGATTAGTTGTTGAGAAATCAACTGGGTCTGTATATACAGTACCTAATTCATTTCCATCAAATATTGAAAACTGCCAGAAATATGATGTACCAGTGATTCTGAATATGGCACTTCCTGGAGCATTACTATCAGTTGGGTTAGGTACATATTTTGGTCTTATCTTTGTCTTTCTTAAATCTAATCCAACAAGTGATGTACCACGAGGAACAATTACACCACCATTTACACTATTAAACTTATATAATTGATTATCTACTTGATTCAAATCAAAATTTGAATCTAAATTTAAAGCAATTTCTTCAGAAGGTGGAGAGTTTGTACCAGATGGAGAGGTAACTCTTACACCTAAACTTGCATCATTAAAGATAGCAAAACCAGGTCTATTATCTACAACGTGCTCGCCTGGAAAAAGCAAAATTGTAGTTTGTTCGATTTTATCGTTATTGTTTCCCTTAAGATATGAAAATCTGGCAGACTCTATTAATGCCCTTTGAATCGTTTTAAAAGGTTTAGCAAGAGAATTTCCTTGGTTTTCTATACTATCGGTGGCTTCAAGATCATTCGGATTGACATAAAGTGTCCTTCCGTCTGTGTTCTTGATAAAATTATCTAATTTATTAAGTGGCATTGTCGTACACGACCATGAGATTTCTATGTTTTATTTATGGTAGTAGAAGTTACCCTACTTTCATGATGTAGTACAAAACCACTATTAAAGGTCTGAATGTGTTTGCATTTCAAACCACTCCTCTTCGGTTTCGGCTTGTTTCAATACAGATGCTTTTCCATCAGCATCTAAAATTCCAATAAGTTCACCATCTTTTGCCCTACTGATCATTTCATACTTTGTTTGAGGATTCTCAAATTCTTCAGAGGTTATAATTTGCATTTGATTATTTTAATGATAGATCTGCATATTCAATTCTGCTTGGAACTATGTATTCCTTACAGACTTTTAATACACCCATGAATTCATCGGTGGTTTCACATTGTATTAGATTTTCATCACATCCGTTGCCAAGTAATTTAAAAGACTTAGCACATAGATCTATGATTACACGATCAACGAGTTCGTTGTCATCAGTTGGACTGTTCATCAACAACTTGTAAAGTACTATCAGTATATATCACTGGGAGCATTATGTCAAGAGTATTATAAACCTAAAAGTTCTTTTAGTTCTTCAGTTGAAAGACCAACTTTTTCAAGTTTTTGTGATGCAGTTAAAGTAGCTGCAGTTGAAACTAAACTCCATGCGTTAGTAATTCCTATTCCTGCGTCAGCACCACCAGCTGCTGTATCCCATGATAGAGCAGTTTGACGTAATACTACAGGTGGAGAAAATGTGGTTACTCCTGTAGGAACTGGTCCCCATGGACTTGATACAACAACAGCTGATCCACATGTAGCATCAAGAACAGAATAGTAAATTCCACGCAGATTATCAATTTGACTCCAAGTTTGGGCACCTTCATCAAAAACTCTAACTTTTCCCTCCACTGCTTCAGGTGGAGCAATTGGAGTTGAATTTGCGGGTGCATTATAATAATTAGGATTATCAGGAGCGGATGGTTTTTCAAATACTCCAGTATATTCCTTATGAGTCTCACCATAACTATACAGTGGGCAGGTATTTTCAGCTTCTACAGTAATAGTGCGTTCTACACCATCATAAGTTTTGCAAATTACAGTTGCCATATCCTTTTATAACAATTATCTAAGTTGAGTTACACCTATTTATGTTTTTATAATAGGCAGGAAGTTAATATTTCTTGGTCTGGTTTCAGAACCATTGTTTCCTCCATTTGAAGCGTTTGGAAGACCACCCTCAACGTTTCTAATAAAACTAGCATCATCAGCAGCTGGTCTATCATTTACACCACCACTCCAATCAGCATTTCCACGAGCATGAATGGGTATATCATGAGTATGAGTTTGGAACTGATGTTGTTGTGATGAAGCAAACGCTCTACCACTATCTACACCTCTACTATCATCATATCCTCTAATAAATTCTCCTCGAAGATCAGGGACATTAAAGTTTTGTCCAGATCCTCCATATTGATAACCAATCGCATTGAATAAATCTTGATACTGTCCAGAAGCAGGGAAGTTGCTTACATTACCATATGAAGAACCATCACAGTATAAGAATCCAGAAGGAGGAGATGGATAACTACTACCTCCCTTATCTCCTGCATACCATACAATACTTCCTGTAACTACACCACCAACAGCACCAGTTCCTTGAATACCCTGAATACCCTGAATACCTTGAATACCCTGTCCACCAACAACACCACTGATACCTTGATTACCCTGAAGACCCTGAATACCTTGAGATCCTATGATACCCTGAATACCTTGATTGCCGTCACCAGTATTTCCTTGAACACCTAAGATTCCTTGTATACCTTGTATACCCTGAATACCCTGAACACCTTGAGTACCATCTGGACCTTGAATACCTAAGATACCCTGAATACCTTGAATACCTTGAGAACCTACACCGTTATCTCCCTGTATTCCTTGATTACCCTGAATACCTTGAAGACCTTGGATACCTTGAGCACCATCGGCACCATTATTACCTTGAAGACCCTGAATACCCTGAATACCTTGCTCTCCCTGAATACCCTGAATACCCTGAAATCCTTGAATACCCTGAATCCCTTGCCTACCTTGAACACCTTGTTGTCCTTGTGGACCTTCTCCACCCTGAACACCCTGAATACCTTGAGCACCAGCTCCTTGAATTCCTTGGATACCCTGTATACCTTGGTCACCTTGTGCACCAGTTGTACCTTGAATACCCTGAAGACCTTGATTACCCTGAATACCCTGAACACCCTGAATACCTTGATAACCTTGCCTACCTTGAATACCTTGAGCACCTTGTCTACCCTGAATACCTTGAATACCCTGAATACCTTGAGATGCTTGGTTTCCCTGTGCACCAGAGATACCTTGAATACCTTGATCTCCCTTTGTCCCTTGACGACCTTGTGTTCCCTGTCTACCTTGATTTCCTTGTCTACCTTGTGTTCCCTGAACACCTTGAATGCCCTGAATACCTTGGCGACCCTGAACACCCTGAACACCTGCAGCACCTATACCCTGCAGTCCTTGTATTCCCTGTGCACCTCTTATACCTTGTTGACCAGTTGTTCCCTGTGCAGCTTGTGTACCTTGAAGTCCTTGTAAACCTTGACTTCCTTGAATACCCTGAAGACCTTGGAAAGTAGCATCTTCAATACTTATTGATCTGGTTGTATCTTGATCAGCATCATATATTAGTAGTAAATCATTCTGTCCATCAGCACTTGTAGTTTGAACTTGTTCTGTTATTGCTTTTTTAGTTACCTTACCATCAAAAATGGTTGCAGTAGACATACCAGAAACAAATGATCCTCCATCTACAGTTAGATCAGATGTAGAAACACCACTACCAATTACAACTCCCGTAGTAAAAGTCGATACTCCTATGAAACTTGAAACACCTGTTACTGTTAAATTTTTTGTTTCAGTAGTTTCAGAAAATTTTGAATTACCAACAACTTCAAATATAACTTCTGGGAACTGAGTTCCTATTCCTATTCTATTATTTGTGTAATCATACCAAAAAACATCAGCACCACCAACAGTTCCTGAAGCACTATGATATTGTATTTGAGATATCGTTCCACCTGCACCAGAAGTAACTGCATTTGCAGTTTGCCATTGCATTCCACCTGTAGCAGTTTTAACCAGAAGTTCTCCCGTGCTTCCTGTCCCGTCTGCAGCATCAACTATAGTTCCACTAATTTTTACATTTCCTACAATATCTAAATCATACTTTGGTACAGCACTTCCGATACCAATATTTCCATTAGTCTTAGAAGATAATATTGTCCCACCAACACCAATTTGAAAAACATCTGTTGCAGTTACTATTCCTGAATTATTAACTAAGAGATATGGAGTTCCTGCAAAACTACCATCATCATTGAATATAATTTGACTATCGCTACCTGGTGGAGATATGGTAATCGTAGATATAGATCCAAAATTATTCGCAGTTACATTTACAATATTACCAACAAAATTAAGTTTGTTAATACTATTACCAGTACCAACTAATCCACTTTCATCAAATATGGATATACCAGTTGTTAAAATACCAGAAGGTGCAACTTGCCAGTAACGATCAAACTGTCCACCATCTTCAATGGTTACTAATTGATAATATTCATCTCTTAAAGGAAGATTTTTCTCTCCAACAAAACCTAAATTAGGTTCTGTCTCTTCAGGTGAAAGGTAAACATGACGATCAGTGCTTAAACCAGTTAATGGTGTAAGTTTTCTTTTACCACTTAAAAACCTTTCCTTATTTCCCATATTATGTTGTACTGTTCTCTAGGATACTTGCAAGAAATTCCATTTGTAATGGTGCAACTAATCCACCAGCCTGAGCACCGATTTGAAGAGTTACTGTATTTAATGTTGTAGCACCAACAGCAACAGAAGTATTATAAGCTGGATCTTTATCTTCTCTTGGATAGTACTTAGTTACTGTATTATCATCTTTATCGCAAGTAAATCCTAGAGATCCAGTTGCTATCTTAACATTTTTTCCAACCATCAATTTATGAAATCCAATAGTTACTACTAAATCTCCATTTGCAGGATTATATGTAGCATCTGTTGGTGTATGATATACAAGACTTGAAATACCAACATTGACTGTTATAGTATCTGATGTTGTGGATACTATAGGAATTGAAGTATCATAATATGGATCTGTTGTTCTTGGGTAAGAATGTTCTGATCCATGATTATCCATATCACAAGTAAATGTCAAAGAATTTGTAGCAATCTTAATTGATTCTCCACCTTTCTTCATATCCCCAACAGCATTGATAAATGTATGGATACCTGTGCTTGTAGAGGGATACCCATCAGGTCCTAATACCTGAACTTCAAAAGTATTAGCAGTTACATTAGATATTGGCAACCATCTATTATTTGCATAATCATTAACTCTAGGATATGCTTTTATATCAGGACCAGTAGTGCAACTAAATCTTAAAGACTCTGTATCAAATTTGATTCTTTCTCCTGCAGAGTATTCATGATTAGCAATGGTAACAGTCATAATTCCTGTAATAGGACTGTATTCTGCACCTTGCACAGTCGTAGTTACTCCACTCTTCAAACTATGATTACCTATATTAAGAGTTAACTGTCCTGTTGTTGGTGTATAAGATGCATTTGAAACATTATAATTAACGATACTTGATATTCCTACGTTAACAGTAAATGTATTAGTTGTAAATGTTGTGATCCCTAAATTAAATGCATTATAATTTGGATCGCTCCTTCTTGGATATGCATGATCTGTTGCATTTCCATCCATTGAACATTTAAAAGTAATACCATCAGTAATAATTCCGACTGTATTTGCATCAGTCAATCCATGAGAATTTGCTGTAATTACTAGCAATCCTGTCGCTCCATCATAGGTAGCTCCTGTAGGAGTTACATTACCACCACCAGTAACTTTTACTGCTCCTGTTTTTGCACTTACAAATGTGTGGTTATAGTCGCCACCCTGTATGACTGCACCAGCTGTTGCACGTACAAACTTATGATCATACGCACCACCAGCTATTATTGAACTGGTTGCTGCACTAACAAATGTATGAACAGAGTTACCAACATAAGTGTGTTGATATCCCACAGCACCACCGATTATAGCAGAAAATGTTTTTGATATACCTACATCATTAACAATCGTATCAACAACGTATGATTGTTGTGGATCTGGGAAAAATGTAGTAGTAATACCTGTACCACTAGGACATTTGAATTCTAATCCAGATAAAGTTATTTCCTGCCCAACAGGAAAATTATGTGGTGTTAAAGTTGTAACTGTTACGATACCACTTGGTTCATCATAAACTGCACCCGTAACTGATACTATACCACTTTGTTTTGCATCAACATATATTTCATCTACTTTTATTGCATCTTTCTCTAACACCAAACGACCATCAATAAGAACCACTGCATCATTTGGTGGGACTTGTATATCTCTTATAACACGAGTATCTCTAAAATTACCTGTGCTTCTTGAAGTTCTCCTATGCCAGAATGTTACTGCAGGATATGATGCTCCAATACCAACATTTGATACTTGAGCAAACAAAAGAATTGAGGAAACTCCCGTAGGAACCTCATAAAGTTTCTGCGGACCTGGTGCTACAGGAACTGCAACTGTTAAAAACTTATTTACTGGTGCGACTGCCATATTATCTCAATGCTAGTATTAATGGTGTAACTTCTGCTTGGATTGCCCGACTGAAATCTCTACCTCTGATCGTTGAAGTTGTTTGATCAATTGTGATACCTTCACCAATTTTGAAGTTACCAGCTTGGTCGGTACTTGTAAATGGTATTTGAGCACCATTAGTAGCAACAACTTCGTTTTCAGGAATAGGAACTCCACCCTGAAAGGGGTTCGCTCTATTTATGTTAACACCCGTACCGACATATTCAAAGGAGTGTGAGCTGGTTAATATTCTACTGATTCTAAACATTTCAGCAGTTACACCAACTCCAACACTGTAAGGTATAAACTGATCAAGTCTTACTGTTGTAAGACCAACTGTTGGTGTAGGTTCTGTTGCTTCAGAAACAGTAAAGTATATTGGTTCTGTTACAGCAGTTGCTATTCCTCCTCCACCACCACCGATTGAGATTACTAATTCTTCATTAGGTAAGTAGTTTCTACCTTCATTAGTAACATCAATTGAAGTAATAGTTCCTGCGACACTAACATTCGCACTACCTTCAGCAGAAATTCCTTCAGGTCCGCCAGGTGATGAGATTGTAACTGCAGGTGGTGCTGCTTGACTATATCCACTACCACCATTTAATATATTAATTTTTCTCAAAGAACGCAACGGTGCAGTAATAATACCACTAGCGGTTGTATCATCATAATCATCAAGATTTATTTTAAAGTATAATGCTTGTCCGTTATATGGTCTTCTATAATTACCTATAGTATCTGCAACTCCTGTTAGGGTTGTTGTATCAGAATCTCCTCCGAGTGTTGCTACTGTTGTTATGCCAGTAAAATCAATTCTACCAACACCATCAGCAACTAATCCAAAGTTACCAAAGGAAGAGTTTGAGTTTGTTAAATCACAAGATCCACCAGTATTACAGAATATAGCAATGTCGCTATTGATAGTGAATATAGAAACTAACTGTGCGTATGCGTTATTAGTAATCGAAACACCAATACCATTTTCATTATACTGAGTAAATGAGTCGCAAACCATAGATTTCAAATCTTGTCCTGGATTTACTGCTCCAGTAAATGCTGAACCTACATGATCTCCATCAATCTTCATACCAATACTATTAGTAATAAAGTTTGTGCAGTTTCTAATATAAGGAGACCTCCATCTACCACTAGGACCTTCATTAGCAGGACCAATATCTAAACATCCTGATCTTGCACTACCAACTCCTGCAGGAGGAGGGAATGCCACACAACCACCAGTAATTTTTATTGGTGCCAAATTATCTAATGGATCTTGACTGTATGCAAAGTTTAAGTTTTCAACAAGACATCCTCTTCTAACATAGAAGATATCATCATCATTTTGTGGATATATTGTAACTAAACGAAGATCTTGTCCAGTTATACTAACATCAGTTCTTAAACCAATTGGATTATTTTCTGAGTACACACCAGATCTTACATAAATTGTATCTCCTTGTTGTGCAACAGCAGCTGCACCACCAATAGTTAATTTTGCATCTCCCTCTGTTCTACCACTATTAGCATCATTTCCAAACTTAGAGACATAAATTATATTTTTAGAATCTCCACCTCTTGGTGCCCAAACTACTTTACTATCTGGGAAGGTTATTGTTGGTGCACCTGTAGTACCTATTCCAATAATTGTGCTAGTAATACCAACAAGAGTATTAATTGCAGAATATACATTTGCACATCCCTCTGGGTCATGATTACTATTCCTAGCAGAATCTGGTAATACTGTTTGATCAATTACTTGTGCAGAGAATAACGCATATGAATCTGTTCTAGTATCTGGTAATCTTGTAAGTCCTACACCAACAGTTACAATACCAACTAATGATGTTACAGATGCAACTTGAGCAACACGGGATACAGCAGATCCTGTTGTAATTTGAGTAAATGTATTCAGTGTACCAGATACTTTTGCAACAGTATTATTTCTTATAACATCATTTACAACCACAAGCATTTGGTTGTAACCATATAATACTTCTGTCTCCTCTCCTGCTACAAATCTACCATCAACATAATATCTTGTAGCATCATAAACTCTATCATTACCATCAAACGATAGATTATACATAATCGCATCTAATACTTGCTTAACATCATCAACACAAGCTTGAGATCCACCAGTAATATTATGAGAAGGATATGTTGCTAATATTCTATCTACTGTCTCTGTAGCAATAAAATCCTTATTAAGTTCAATCAATCTTGAAGATGCAGCATACTCAGTATCGATTGCATCAATCTGATATGATCTTGGATATGGAGCATTATTAATAACATATTTTGCAACCTTAGAAGCATAATCAACTGCTGTTACAGTTGCATCTTTAATTGAGTAACCACTATCATCTGTACCAGTGATATGCAATAAAGTATTTCCATTGTAATAAGATAATCCTGCACCAACACTCTGAGAATTACCACCTTTTGTTATATCATTTGCAACAGAGTATAAAATTGATTTAATATCATCTCTACAGTTTCGATAGTTTGAAGTTGTCAAAGAGAAACTAGGATTTAAGTATTCGGTGCTAGTAATAAATCCAACTGATTCCGCAGCAATGAAATCAGCATTCTGTCTTAGTAATGCAGCTGCATCATAAAATCTAGGTGCTATTAATCCAGTTGTACCAACACCTACTGATGCAAAAACTGATTTAGGAACTCTTACATCTTCAGCAGTTGTAAATGAATTAAATCCTACATTATTATCAGAATCATATACTGCTCCTTGATTAAAGAAAACATCTTTATTGTTTATTTCAATGTCTCTTGATGGTTGATTGGTTCCAAAACCAACTGATCCTATACCAGTTGTTGTAATTACTGTTCCATCAGGACCTACTTTTAATGTTCCCTCAAGAGTCGAATCTCCATCTACATTGAACGCAGAATCAAAATCAACATCATTAATAACATTTAATTGATTTTGAAGGGTTGTATTATTTGCAACTACTAAAGTATTTTGAAGAGTAGTCGCACCCGACACTTCAAGTAACTGTTCTAACTTTGTATCCTTTTCTACTGTTAGTTTATCTTTGAAAGTTGCAGCAGCACCAACTTCCATTGTACCAAAGATTGTTGCTGAAGTTCCAACTTGTAAGTTTTCTGTAATTGATGCACCTGCACCAACATCAAGTCTATTCTCTAATGTAGATACACCTACAACTCTTAAAGATCCACTTAAAGTAGATGCTGATCCTACAAATAAAGTATCATCAAGTTGAGTAGGTCCCTCAACATTTATTTCATTTTCAAATAAACCTTTACCATCTCCTGTTACACTGAAATCATTATCTACAGTTGTTATTCCAGTAACTTTTAATTCAGCATCTATTGTAGATCCTGCACCTGTTGCATTGAATCCTTGAGTAAACTCTGATCTCTGGAAGAAACTAGAGATACCTAATACAATTATATTTCCTTGGAATCTTGAAGTGCCTTGAACATGAAGATGATTTTGTGGAAGTGTAAGACCAATACCAATGTATGAGTTAGTTACAAGTCCCGCAGGTCTCTTTTCCCAAAAGGTTCTAATTGCAATATCTGCAATGTTAGGGTTATTTGGATTTACAGAACCTTCTACTAATTCTTTTAGAGATCCACCACCACTGGTAATCAAGTTTAAACCACGGAATGATGAAGTACCTACAAGAGTCTCTTCGTTATAGACAAAGATACCTTCACTGAATGAAGGTTCAAATTCTACCCATTTTACACCTTGAGCATCTTTTGTTAAGAATGCTCCTAAAACACCAGGATTATTAGTTGAGTCATATAGGTTGGCACTCAATCTCATGTCGCCAACAACATCCAACCTTCTTGTTGGATTTAATGTTCCTAAGCCTAATCTACCATCGCTTTCTTTTATTATTAAACTTGCACCCTCTGGGTTTCCGTCTGCACCACCAACTCTAAAAACATCAGTAACAGTTAATATTCCTACCTGTAATTCTTCTAATTCCTGATCAAAATTTACTGCACCTTTGAATGTGCTAATGCCATTAAAAAGAGCGTTACCTATTACATTAAGGTCTCCAAATTGATTATCATCCCCATCAAAATCATAATATAATTTACCAAAAACATAAACATCCTTATAAAACTTTGCATCCTCATTCTGGATGGTTGGTTTTCCAATTATGGTCAGATCTTTCTGTTCTTCTTCCACTTATCCTAAACCTCCAAATAGATTCTTTATTGAATCTTGACTAAGTTGCCCTTTTAATTGATCTTGAAGTGCATTTGTATCAATCTTATTTAAACTATCTGTCAATCCTTCAGTAGCATTTCCAATCCCTGCTTGTAGATCAGGAAGTTTATCTTTTAATTGAGATTCAAGTTTACCACTAAATGAACTTGCTACATCAGTAAGTTGAGGTAATGCTCCACCCAATGCTGATTCTAAGAAATCAGGACCAACAAAACTTCCTGCAAACGCATTTTTAGCAAAGTCTATACCTAAACCTTTTGGAAGATTACCCAACTTAGCAGATACATTAGCTTTGAATCCATTTATATCTAATGTTCCACTTTTAGCATTTAAAGTTAAATTTCTTCCTGCTTGTATATCAATATCTTCATCTGCTTGTAAAAGAATATTAGATGCTGAAATTTTAACTTGTCCATTACCACTACATGTAATAGTAATTCCTCCTTTGACAGCAGTTATAGATATATCCTCCTCTTTTTCATTTTCGTTATTTGCACCAGCAACAATTTCTATTTTTCTACTACTATCAATACTTAATGTTCCATCATTATTTTGGAACATAGATGACTTATCCCCATCATCATTTACACCATATATCAACCATGACAAATTTCCCCTATTTCCCATCTTAGGATCATTAGCATCAATTCTAAAATCAGGACCCAAAGTAATAAATTTTCTTCTATCCCAATTTAAAGTTTCGTTTGGTCTTCCATTAGGCATTAGTATCCACCTCCATATCCACCGCCACCGCCTGACGATCCACCCCCACCTGATCCCGAAGACCCGCCAGAACCAGAAGAACCACTGCCACCAGAATCACCACCTGACGAACTGCTGCTTGAACTTGAGGAACTACTGCTTGAACTTGAGGAACTACTGCTTGAACTTGATGACGAACTTGATGACGAACTTGACCCGTAACCTCCTGAACTGCTTGGTGGAGATGACGAACTAGGTGTTGAGGATGTTGTAGATCCAGAAGTTGTTCCAGATGTTGTAGTGGTAGTTGTAGTTGTTGTAGTGCTACTTGAAGTAGTCTGTACTGTGGTGTCGGGAACATTTGTCTGCATAGTTGGTTGAGATGTAGACGCAACGCTAACTCTTGATCCAAAACTTTGTTCTGGAGTATCATATATTATTTCATGAGGTGTGGTTGTATGTGCGATACCAACCATTTTTACACCTCTTGTTGGATGAATATGATAAGGTCCGTAGTATGGTTTTCCTTTTACATAACCAACCAAGTTATTCTCCTCTGGATCAATACAATCAATAACCTGTTTTATTTCTGCTGTTGGTTTAGGAGTTCCTAAAACTGGTCTAATCAAAGCACCACTTCCAGTAGAACTTTGGATTGTAATTAACGGTAAGAGAGTAGTTATATTGATATTTAGCGGTTTAACAGAAACTATACTTCCCTTATCAACAACTAATGAATATCGATTTCCAAACTGATCAGTCGCTGTATCATTTTCTGAATATCCTAATCCAGGATTATCCACTATTGTATCAACAACACCAAAGTCTTCTATTTCTCCTGGTGGATATCCTTCCCCTTCAGATACAAGATAAAGACCTACAACTTCTCCATCTTTGATAATTGATCTAGCAATTGCACCATATCCTTGTTTGCATTCATCTATAATTTCAACAAAGGGAGGAAACTCATATCCAACACCAGGTTTAGTAACTCTGAGACCAATAACACTTGCAGTGGTTTCTGGATCACCAATTTCACCATTCAACACACCCATAATAGTTTCCCCTGCAGCTCCGTATCCATTACCACCAAATATTCTAACTTTTGGTTTACCACAAGTTGCAGATGATTTTTTTCCACCAAAACACTCTCCTGTGGGATCGCTGAAAGATTTATTAAAATTAGGAATATTTAAATCTGTATCTAATGAACTCTCAACTCCTCCTAAAGTATTAGCAAATCCATTTGCTGCTGATAATACATCTTCTAAACCACTTAATGCAGAATTAAGAGGTCCTCCTCCTATCTTAAATCCTCCACTTAGACCAGTACATTTATCAATTCCCTGTCCACAATCAAATGATGCACCTGATCCACTAATCATATCAACTTTACTTCTAATCGTATTAGAAATATTGAATCCTTTAGATATTACTTTACTTATAGTTCCAAGAGGACCTGCTAAAGTATCTCCAATACTATCAACTATATTATTTAAAAGTGCTCCTGTAAATTGATCTGACATACATTGTGGGAATCCCTGAACATTATCATATGAACCTGTCATTGATTGAAGCATTTTCTCAGTTGTTCCAGATAAACCACTAGCAACATTACCCGCCATACATGGTAGTTCTTCCTGAAAAGAAGAAATCGGACCAGCCATGGCTTGCTGTGCTGCCACACCAGCTAAGTGTGCTGCTACAGGATTACCTGATATTGCCAGTACATTATTAAAAACACCTTTGTATAATACTTGTAACCCTTGTTGGACTTGTCCCGTTAATTCTCCTACAACATTTTGACTAATCTCTCCAACTAAACCATTTACATTTTTTGTTATGCCTTTAGTAGTATTTTTTATCAATTGATTTATTTTTCCAGACTGTCCCTCTCCCATACTTGAAAGACTTTTAAAATCACCTAGAAAATTATTAACACTTGCTGATACCTTAGCCGTGCTACTATCTTTACAAGCACTAGGAACAACAACTTCTCTACCAATATTATGACTTACAGATACATTTTCCTCCTTCTCCGCATCTGTTGGAGGTACTACAAGTGGAGTTTTTACACTATCAACTCTTTCTTCATTAGATTCTTGAACATGAACTGCTTTATTCTGTTCATATTTTTCTCTAGGTATTTCTTTAGTATATCCTGTAAATGGTTTATAGGCACCGCTATACTCTGCAAATGCCTCACTGGCTTTACTGGTTCTACCAAAACTTGCAATGATCGCAGGAACTTGAGCATCATCTCCATCTAAGAAAAATCCTAATACAATTTCTCCAGGCTCAATGTAAATTGACTGTGCCTGATTTTTCGCTCCAGTTCCTGCAGTTGGAGGTAATAATACGATTGCCAAAGGTAAATCTACATCTGGTAACTTTTTCTCATCAGGATGATAACCCATGATCCTGACTCTTCTTTTAAGACCCCAATTTTTATTAAAAGTTGCATTTACCTTATGATTAGGAGATGGAGGAACTTGCCCTATCCACCATCTAAAACCATCTTTTCCTAGAAAATTAGTTTTTATATTACTTGTATCATCTATCATTAATCTACATCCTCCTGCTGTTCTTCTACCCTATCAGGATTATCTCCTGCAAAATCTTTTAGAAGTTTCATAGACGTATAGGATTTTTCAACATCATAATGATGGCATAATTCTTTTATTATATACACACCACTTTGTTTACTATCTATAGCATCTCCTGCAGGTCCTGATGTGGACATTGGAGGAAACTCACATTCAACACACATTCCTGCTTCTAAATTTGAATTGAGAGGAATCATCATTTCTAATACATTTGTAAATAATGTATTATATCTTGTAACAGATTGCATTTGAAACTTTAATGGATCAGATTTTTTAAGATGATTTGTATCTTCTCTTGCTAAGACACCTATATCAGAAATTCCAGTAAGAGTTCTAGATACAGAATCTTCAATAGTATCATCAGAACCTGTTTTATTATCAGGATCAAGTTTTAGAGGATATCTTGTAGGATCTTCAGAACCCATCAAAGACATATTATCTTTCTTTATTTCATCTTTTCTTTTATAAATTTTACTTTCAAATTCAAAGTTATACGGATTAAAATACATACCAGAAGTGCAATAAGTTCCTAATCTTAAATCTCTAAGAATATCACTATTTTGTTGTATTGCAAATTTTAATATTTTAAAATCAGTATTTACAGGTCTATCATTTCCATCAAATCCTTGTGTTGCTTCTCCATAATAAAATGGAGGTGCTTTTAATTTGTCACCAGATTCATTTACAAGTTTATAAGTTTCTTGTCTCATCAAAGTATCAACAGATCTAAATTTATATCCAGACTTAGTTTGATAGAATAAAAATCCCGCACTTCCACCACCTTTAGTTTTAGTAACAGATTTTTTTGCTAACCACGTTATTGTGGGAAATGGTTTTTTTAAATTTCCAATGAAACCATATGAATTAGATGTTAGTTCAACTTTATAACGATCTTGTTCTACACCAAGAGTATCTGATAGAATATTTTCAACAGTAGCACCAATATTCTGATCTGGAGAATACTTTTTAAAACATCTTACAGTTTCATTAACTATTGCCTCTCTAGAAGTTAAATTTAAAGTAAATAATTCCCTCTTAGAATCTCTTATCACATTACTAATACCAGTTACATAAAGATAATCTTGCACTTTTTCAGAAAAATCTAACGGAATATTAGTTCCAACATTTGCTCCTATTTTAAGTCTACATATTTCTCCACCCCTAAGAGGTAAACCTTGATAGAGTGATTTTAAATTATCATCTGTGCTCTCTGTATCCTCTTCATCCTCTGCAACTACTTGAGCTTCATTAACTATCAAAACTTTTAAAGTAACACAAGGAGAAAATATATCTTCAAAATAATCTATAGAAGCAACAAAAGGTGTTAGATCAAAAGGTTTTTCTCCCTCCTTTCTTCTATCTGAATGTATTAAAAATTCTTCTATGATACATTGATTAGTTGCTGACATTGTCCTTAACCTATAGCCTCCAACATTTTTAGATTCTCAAGTTTATTTAAGTCAGGTTTGACAGTGATTAATTTAATACCACTCCGACCACTTCCATAATCCATATTATTTTGTTGGTTACTAGGAGCAACAACAGTTATTACTTCTGGAGTAAATTGTGGTGTTATACTAGCAACATTAAGAGCCTGTTTTCCTTCAATTGTTAATTGATCATTATTAAGTTTTTGCCCTGCAGCATTAACTTGTTGATCAACCTTACCTACCATCGCTGTCTGTTTACCCTCGACAGTAGTAGTACTTGTTGAAGATAGATTTGGATAACTATCTCTATATTTAATTTCACTAGGATCTATACCAAGTCCTGAAAGAGCATCATTAATTTCTTTTCTAGTATCATACTTTTCAGGATTTTTCTTAATCTCATCTTTTATTTGATTTACTATCATATTAGATCCAATACTATATTTGTCTTCTATTAGATCCATATTATCTTCTAATACAATCAAAGGATTAACTTTATCCTTTTCGCCAAGGAGATCAACCTCGCCTAGTTTTGTATTTTCATCACTCTTTCCACCTGAATCTAATTCTGTATCCTCACCATTCCCTTCACCATTTCCATTTGCTTCTTTTCCTTCAAGAGCATCATTAATCTTCTTATCATTTTCTGGATTTTCTAAAGTTTGCTCTGCACCAGTAATAGCACCACTTAATTTGTTCCATCCCAATTCCACTTCATCAAATGCTTCTTTTAATTTTCCTGAACTATCTGCAAAATCAAAATTTACTAAATTTTCTCCAAATGCAAGAACAACTTTAGCTAAACCTTTCACAGTATCAATTATTCCACCAACAAAATTACCTGCTCTTTCCCAAATATCTGTGATTACTTTTATTCCCTTCTCAACCGTTTTGATGAGATCGGGAATATTTTTTATTAACCATGCACCTGCAAAAAGTCCAACTATTTGTAGCACTCTACCTAATATACCTTTTCCAGTTTTTTTCAAAGTCTTACCAATATTAGAAAATGATGTAGATACTAAGTTAGGTTTCTCTAATCGTTTTTCTTTAGATTGCTTTTGCCTTAAATCTTTTTCCTTGGCATTACGTGTTTTAACATTTTCTAAACGTTTTTTCTTCAATTCATTTTCTTTTTGTACCGCATCTTCTAGACCAAGAACACTCTTCATACCACTTTTAATATTATTTTTTAACGAACGAAGACTAGATCTCATAGAAGATATGGGAGATCTTACAGTTTTACCACCAGTAGTTGTTACCTTTGCCATTATGCTATCGGTGTATTATAAATTGATTTTGAGAATCTGGTGTACATGTTATCAGAATCTGATGATGCAAGCATGGGTACTTCGTTTCCTGCATCTGTCAGTCCACCTGAACTACCAGTTCCTCTTCCTTCAGGTGTAACCATAGTGACAATAGGTCCTGGTCTATCGATTGCTGAAAGATTATCAAAATTATTATCCTTCTTACCATTTATATCATTACCTTCAATATTAATACCTTCATTTTTAGCATCTCTCTTCAAATCTGAATGTATAGATTGTCCCATAGCAGAAACACTTAAAACACCTGAAACACCTTGCATACCTGGTATTAAACTGGTAATGGCACCTGCAGTGTATAATCCTGCACCCACCCAGTTACCTTTCATACCTTCACTTACAGCACCCCAAATATCAAGACCAGTACCAATAATAGGTATAGATCCTAAGATTCCTTTCTTAGCAACTTTACCAGCTACTTTTTTACCTACCTTCTTAGTAACTTCTTTTGTTACTTTTTCTGAACTTAATAATCCAAACTTTTTAAGAAACTTTCTCATGCCAGGACCGATTGCTCTCTTTATACCAACAAATGCTTTTCTTACTCCAGTTCTAATTATTTTACTTGCCATCTTAAAAGGAAATGTTATAACTTTTCCAATAAACCTACCAATACTTCTAGCAAAGTTAAAAGCAAGTTTTGTCAAATTTCCCATAATTTTTTGGAAATAGAAGACTCCAGTTGTTACTTGTTGAAGAGCAGAGTTTAAATCTACACCCAACTCTTTCATCAATTCTCCATTACCATCTTGCCATGCAGTAAATAATCTAAACGCTTTCTTTGCAAGAAAACCTCCAAAAAGTATTTTAAGTGCATCTCCTATCTTATCAAAGAATCCTTTAGTTTTCTTTTGTTGCTCATCTATCTTTGGTTTTGCTTTTTCTAAAGTATCATCTTCCTCTAATTCTGCCTCCCTACCCTTTCTTATTCTATCCTGCATCATAAGATTTTGTTGCTTTGCTAATTCCTCTTGTATTTTAGCATCAGTCTCATTTCCTTTTATAATTACCTTCCTGATGTTAGCAAGAACTGTTGTCATACTAACCACAGATGCTTCTAACGTACTTACTCTTTTTTCTAAATTATTGATTGGAGCAGCTAAAGCACCACCATCTGCTTGCACCCTTTGTTGCTCAATAGAGGATTTTTTTGATAATACTAAAGCACCGCCACCACCAATATTCATTTTGGTATTTTTAGCAATCGCCTGTCTTGCAGATTTATTTAAAATACTACGTTTTGCAAATATCTGTTTTCTTTCCTGATTTGTTAAGACTCTTCCCGTAGCAGGATCTATCCCCGTATCTGCTGCGTCCAGATTAGGGTTATTACCTATATTGTAAAATTGGTCGTTAACTGCCATTTACACCATTTTTTAAATTTTCCTCTTCAATATATTGAGATAAGAGAGTTACATATATTTCTCTTTCCCAAGGCATCATATTTTCTAACTCTGTTAATGAATATTTATGATGTTGCATTAGGGCAAAATTAGTCTTAAAGTATGACTCAAGAGATTCATGAGCCATAGCTACTCGAAAAAAGACTGTAAACCCTCCAAAACGACATGATTAGTAACTTTAGTTTTAGGATTAACTATGTCAATAGTATGTTTTAATTTTGGCATAGTCTCAAAAAACTTTTCAATTTTTTTGAATTGTTGTGAATTAAGTTGTTCAAGGAAAGCATTTAATTCTTTCTTTGTACATTCGGAAGCAGCAAATGATTCCTCTGGACTGAAAACTTGATCAATACAATCAGCAATCAAATCAAAGGTATCTTCTACTGAAACATCTTCCTGATTAAAATTAGATTTAATAAATTGACCTAAAGAAGGGTATTTTAATCTCAAAGTGTAATTATCATCTAAAACCACATCTCTATTATGATCTGAATCTATATTCAAATTTATTTCATCTATATCAATTAATACAGGAACTTGTGTTGCCCCATCATCAGGACAAGTTATCAATACTTCAACTTGTTCTCCCACAGATTTACCACGAACATGTAAAAATAGATATTCTATCTCAAAAGTTGGTAGTTTATCTACTTTGACACCTCTTGTTAAAATACAACTAGAGAGGACATCTTTAACAGCACGACCAATTTGTTTTTCATCTTGACTCTCCATTGCTATAACAAGAATTTTTTCTTCTTTAACAAGGAAAGGTCTATATTTTACAGTTTTCTTCGTAACAGGCAACTCTAACTCATACGTTGGAGTTGAAATGGTTGGTAAAGGCATAATAAATTATAGCAATTCGTATAGTATATAGCACACTTTTTTAGATATCAACAATAACATCTTTCCCTTCTTTTATCCTCTGCCTCTCGTTCTTGATGTAAAGTGCCTCATTACTATCTACGTTTGTAGATACCGTTCCGTCTTTATCACTAGGGATGATAGGATTATTATTAGATATGTCAAGATTCTTTTGAGCTATATCTTTAAGTTGATTAACAGTAAGATTATTATATCCTTGACCACTACGAAACTTAGATATATTACTTATAGGTCCAGAAACATAACGAGTATATTCAAAAGTAGCAGAAGCAGTTAAAATTTTAGATCCCTCATAACCAACCTGAATACTAGCTACGTTTTGTGGAAATAGATCAAAGAAAGTGTATTCTAAACTATTATCATAATCTCTTTCAAACTTCATAATTTTAGTCTCTTGCATCCTATAATCATCAGGATACTGCATTCTTATGAAGTAGTTTGTATTATTTTGATTAATCCGTCCTACTCTACCTTCAGGTGCATGAGTTCCACCAGCTGTGTACTCCATCCAATGTTCTAAAAATTTTAAAACCTTATAGTCTTTATCAACATAAAAACTAAGAGTGATAGGTGTAAATATTCGACTATGTGCAAATTTTTCTGTTATTCCAGTATAAGCACCTGTAACATTTGCAGTAGCAAGAGATGTAAATGGTAACTGAGCCTGATTACATAGTAAACCCATATCTCCTGCTATAAATCTACCATCAACCCCTCTTTCCCTCAAATAATTACTTAACCCTCCAGATGCTCTACCAAAACTAACCACATAATGAGAAGTTTGAGCCAAATTAGTTAGAGTTGGTTTAAAATCACTTATTCTTCTTGGTCTCGGTTTTTCCACACTAAATATCTAATATGAGTTTAATTATACCTATTTAGCATGACATACAAGGGAAAATACCGACCATCTTATCCTGAAAAGTATAAAGGTAATCCTATGAACATAGTATATCGTTCATTGTGGGAACGAAAATTCATGGTTTACTGCGATAAAAATAGAAATATTTTAGAATGGTGGAGTGAAGAAATCGCTATCCCTTATAGATCTCCAATTGATAGGAGAATACATAGATACTTTCCAGACTTTTATATCAAAGTAAAAGAGTCTCATGATAAAATTAAATCATATCTTATAGAAGTAAAACCTAAGAAACAAACAAAACCACCAGTAAAACCAAAAAGACAAACAAAAGGTTATATTCGTGAAGCATATGAGTATGCTAAGAATCAATCAAAATGGAAAGCAGCGATTGAGTATTGTAAAGATCGTGGATGGGAGTTTAAAATTATAACAGAAAAAGAACTAAAAGTATGAGTAGACTATCGGAAATATTAGAAGAATATACAGGTTCGGAAGATGTCGATGATATCTACCAAGAGGTATTAGGAGTGCTTTCTGAAGGAGGTGTTCCAGAAGTTGGAAAATATTACACATTTGTATATCGTCCCAAAACACCTAACTTAAGATATGATGAATATCCACTGGTAGCAGTTACAAGTATATTTGATTGGGGATTCAAGGGTATTAACTTTCATTGGGGACAATCAAGACAATATACCTTTCAAGAGATAGTCGGTGGTGTCTATAATATAACTGATGAAGAGTTATCAGATGCCAAAAATTTATCTTTTGGTAAATATAGGCTAAATAGATAAAAAAAGAGAAATAATGGCAAGGTCAGAGGCATTTAATAGAAGTAGGGGTTCAGGGGAAAGGAATAGTAACATAACTCCTGAAATGCGAGAAGTTGTAAAAATATGGGCACTTAATAAAAATTCAAATTTAGGTAAAGAAACAGCAAATATTACTGGAACTCCAAGATCATCTGCACCTCTCAGATATCCTTTTGCAAAAATAGATGAGCATGATGATTATATGAGAATTGAAATAGTTGAATTTACTCCACCAGGTCTAGTAAGAGCAGATGATTCACTTCGTTTAAGAACTAGTGATGAAATTGCAAAGAAAGACATCAATTATACTATTATACTACCAGTTCCTCAAGGTGTACAAGATGGTAGATCTGCAGAATGGGGAATGTCAGAAATGGGTCCTTTAGGTGCATTAGCAGCGAGTGCTGCAGGAGCAGGTCTAAGATCAGAAGGTAGTTTGGCTTCTATGGGAGGAGCATCTTTTTCAGAAATAACAGGTCAACTTAACGAATTAGGAACATCAGATAGGGCAACAATTGGTAAATTAGTAACTGGTGGAGTTGCAGGAATGGTCGCAAATGCAATTACAGGTGGAAATGCTGATTTTGTTGCTAGAGAAACTGGTCTAAGGATCAACAAAAACCAACAATTATTATTCAGTGGTGTAACTGGCAGAGACTTTTCATTTAACTGGGATGTAATTCCAAGAAGTAGAAAAGAAGCTGAGCAAGTAAAAGTTATCATAAGAATACTTAAACAATCAATGTCTGCCCAAAGAGGAGGAGCAGCAACTGTAAAAGGTTTATTTTTAAAATCTCCAGATATATTTTATCTAACATATATGAAGGGAAGAGATCCACATCCTTTCTTAAATGCATTTAAACCATCAGCACTTACTAATTTTACTGTAAACTACACAGGTTCTGGAACTTATGCTACATATTATGATGGAAATCCAATACACTTAAATCTTTCAATGACCTTCAGAGAATTAACACCAATATACAGAGAAGATTACTTATCAGAAGCATCAGGAGAGGGAGTAGGATTCTAATGGGATTTTTTAGAGAGTTACCTAATGTTGAATATCTGTCTCCACTTTCAGATAGAAATTCTTCCTTAGATTTCATAAAAGTTAAAAATTTATTTCGTCGTGTAAAAATTAGAGACGACTTAAAAAAATATTTTACTATCTTTGATAAAGTAACTGTCAAAGATGGTTTTCGTCCTGATCAAGTTGCGGAGCAAGTATATGGACAATCTGATCTTGATTGGGTTGTATTAATAACTGCAGGAATAATTAATGTAAATAATGAATGGCCGTTGAATAGTCGTGAACTGTATGAATTTGCTCTTAGAAAATATGGCACAAATTTAAATGCTACCAAACATTTTGAGACAATTGAAATTAGAGATATCAAAAATAGATTAATTTTACCTGCAGGTAAAATCGTAGATGAAGATTTTTCAATACCAAATCCTTCTAATACACTAACCAGTTTAACAGGTAATGCAGTTAGAATCGGTATATCTAACTATGAATTTGAAACTCGTGTAAATGAAGATAAAAGAGATATTGATTTATTGAAACCAGAATATTTACAACAGTTTTTAAAAGATATGAGAAAAATTATGAAATACTCGAAATCTTCTCAATATATTAATACTAGATTAATTAGAACGTCTAACGTAAGAATCAAATCGCCATAAAAAAAAGGGGTCTAAACGACCCCTTTCTAATATGTTCTAATATCAATCTTGTGCTAATTTAGCAAAATATGATAATGCATCATCCTCATCTTCAGTAGATGGTGTTGTTTGAGTTGCAGAATTAACTAATTCTTCTGCAGAACCACGACCATCATCTTCACGTTCTAGTTCTTCTGTTGGTTGTATACGAGTGCTTCCGACTCTCAACACAGATTCAAGTCTCTTCTTTAAATCATCATAAGATTTAAATTGATCAGCATGTGTAAACTCTTCAAGAGAGTATTGCTTTTTCCAAATCGCTTCAAGAGCATCGTCATCATCAAGTAGTGGACTTACTGCAGCAAACTCAGAACTATCATAGTTTCTATAACCTGCCACATTTTTTGCCTTTAACTTGAAGTTTGCACCTTGCCAAAAATCGAATGGATCAATTGCTTCTTCATCTTCAAACTCAGGTTGCATTGCTGCTGTGAGTTTATCAAAGATCTTTTTACCGAACTTATATAAGAATACTTTACCTTCGTTATCAGGATTTGATGGATCCTTTACAACGTAGATATTACTAATGTAAGTTAACTTACGTTTCTGCTTTCTAGCAGTTTCTTTACCTGCATCAGTTCCATTGTTCCATAACTCTGAATTATATTCAGATACTGGATCTTTTTGACCTAATGTGGTTAAAGAGTTTTCGATATACCAACCACCAGGACCTTGGAAGGCATGGGAGTATAGTTTTACGAATGGGAGATCCTCCTTATCGGGAGGGGGAAGGAAACGTATAACAGCATAGCCGTTACCACTTTTGTCTACGTCTAGTTTCCATAAACGGTCATCTCCTGCTGCACCGTTATTATTCATTTTTTCCACTTCTTTAACTAACTTTGCAGTTAAAGAACCTAATTTAGATTGCTTTTTAAGATTAGCAAACGACATTGGATACCTCGGATTAATTGGATTAATTGGATGTTTTGATTATAACAGAAAAACTATCAAATGTCAATTGATATTTTGTTTCAATGTTTGGATAGTCTCATTCATGCAACTGAATAATATCTGCATATCAGTACCAGGTGGAAAACCCATACTTGAAATGGATTTTTGCAAGGTGTCTTGCATTTTTTTTGCCTCTGGCGAATCTGAAAGAGATAGTCTAGTGTACATGACTTTCTGCTTTTCTAATAAATTGATTAATTTATCAATGTGTTCAATTTTATCTTCACGAGACATTAATGGATAATTAAATGCACGAGAGTACACTTGCTCCTGTAACTTGTTTATTTCAACAAGTTCCTGCTTAACTATTTCGGAATCGAAAAAATTACTCATCTATTAAATCCCTTAAAATTTTTTTATAGCTGAACACATTAATATTTAGGAAAGGAATATATTTCTTTATCTTCATACTAACAGATTCCCATACTGGATCTTTCAATTTAATATCAAATTTTTTTGCGAAAGAGAATATTCTTTCCAAGATTGTAAGTGTCTCTAATGATATTTCTCCTCCCAGATATTTTTTGAGGATTATTGGATGTCCTTTCGAGCAACTGAATACTTCTTCTAATTTTTTTTCCGATAGCAATTCCGTCGATTGTTCTTTGAACAAGTAAGTTAAACTCTGCTGTCGTTTCATCCAATCTGCGTACGTCCTTTCTCCAGAATTTATTATTTCTCCAATCCATAGATTTTGTGGTGTATCTGCAGTAACAAAGTTTGCAAGTAAAAAATCTGTAATCTCTTGATCGGAGTATTTTCTAGAAGTTTTCTCAAACCAGTACTTATCTTTTCTTTTATTAAAAGATGTCATAGTTGCTCTGGACTTACCACCATACTTAAAAAAGTCATACTTACGGTTAGTAAAATGACTTTTCATAGAAAGATATGTTTGATAGGTCTCAAAGGGAGTCACTTTCGTCTTCATCATGTTCTTCAGTATCTAGTGATTTTATAGAATCAACGGGAACTTCAGCGTTTCCGATTCTATACCAATGTTGATCAATTCCTATACTATCTGGTCTAACTCCCAAATATTCTAAATCAGGAAAAGAATGTTCACGCAAAATCGCTTGTAAACGATAATGCATTAGTTCACTTTGACTAGGCATTATATGGGTAGTTTTGCTCTTGATGTAGGTTTCATAAAATTGAGACGAGTAGCATCCCATTTTAATCTTTCCTTTAAAGGTTTTGAAATTAGTCTTGTTATTGATTCTACCTCAAGACCATTAATTTCGCAATAGTAGCAAATTGCATCAATGTAATTGAATCCTTCCTCTGCAACAATCTTTTCTATTTCCATAGCAAATTTTTGAGGAGTTAAGAATTTACTCTCAATTGCTTTTTCTAGTTCTTTATTTGGTTCCATAGAGGTCAAGTTTATCCCCAACAAATTTTCTAATATACTTGGTGAGGAGTTTAATGTACTTTTTTTTGTCATACTCTTCATAAACGACGCATTCTCCATTTTCACATGCCATGATAATTACAAGTTTTTTAACAGTTATTCCTGTTAGTTCATAGAGCATACAACCGTATGCCATTGCTTGGACGAAATAATGTTCGATCCACTCTCTGGGTTTAGGTTTTTTAGATGTTTTAAAATCTATTATAGATAACTCTCCATCGTATTCTGCAATACAATCGACTGTTCCTGCAATACCTAATTCTCTACTATATAGGGCACCTTCAAGACAGTGAATATTATCTATTTTGTTTAAATTTGCCTTTGATATTTTAAAGAGAAAATCTGATATTGGTGGAACTTTAGGAAGATCTTCATTATTCAAATAATGCTCAGTAAGTGTGTGCATATCTGTTCCACGAGTTGTGGCAGCTTTCGTAATTCGATCTGCCTCCTCATTACCAACTCTTTTTCTCCAATCAACAAAGATTTCTTTGTTAAAATGACTCGTTACAGAAGTAATAGAAACAAGTTTAATTAACTCATCTTCTTCTGGAACTGAATAATAACGAACTCCATCTACAGTCTCCCTACTTAGTTTAGGAAGATCCAAATCAATATGCTTAAACATTACATACCTAACTCAAGTTTTGCAACAAGATACTCTTTTACTAGTCCAGAACGTATTATATCATCTAAACCAAATTCAATAATATCTACTGATGGCATTGATGTTAAAATTTTCATAAAATCAACAATACCATTTCTATCATTGGTTTTAGTGAGATCTGATTGGGTGGCATCGCCACAAAACATAATCTTACTATTATCCCCAACTCTTGTCATTATACTATCTAATTCATGAAAATTCAAGTTTTGAAATTCATCAACTATAACAATTGAATTATCAAGAGTTGTTCCTCTGATAAAAGAGGTTGACCAGAACTTTATAGTTCCTTGTGCTTTTAGATTGCCATATAGCATTTCAAAGTCTGCATCAGATGGCATCTGAAACATATATTTTACCATATGTTTATATGGGATTTGATATATGTCTGCTTTATCTTCATGATCTCCAGGTAGGAAACCAATCTCTCTTGTAGAAACCAAAGATCTTACAAGATATATTGTTTCATAAGGTGTATCATCACTCAATACATCTTTAAGTGCATTATAAAGAGTAATAAATGTTTTTCCCGTTCCTGCGACACCATATGCAATTAAATGTTTTCCTTCAGAATATGAATTAAATAATTGCGTTTGATGTTCTGTTAAAGGTTGTACTTCAGTTAGATAATGAGAATTTAATGGTTTTTTTCTTTTCATTTTCTTCGTAGTTATTCCTACACCAATAGGTTGATCACTACTCGATCTTTTTTTACGTGCCATTTACAATGTTTTCACCCCAGAACCTGGTGCTGTTTGTGCCTTTCTTAAGACATCATTCCAACCAGGTTTTGATTTTCTTAATTTATCTTTCCAATCTCCAACTTCACCAACTCCTGGCATCGTTGAAGGATCTGAGTAATCTCTCTTCCAATTAGGATTGTCTTCACACCATTTTGACCAGTCATGAACACTCATGACAACTTCTTTTTGTTCGCCAGTTTTCGTGTTTACTACAGGATATGTTGCCATAATTATTAAGTATTATAAAGATATTTAGAAAGTAAGTTTAGTTGCATCGGGATCAATGTAGTTTGGAGTAGTAGATCCTCCCGAATATCCCCAAACAGTTTGTTCAACTATTGTAGCACCTTTTTGTAAGTTTTTTCTAGACTTCATATCATAAAGCATTTTTTTCATTTTGTCCTCTTCTACCGTAACCTCATCTTTATTTTGATTTATTTTTTCCATACACCAACCCATAACAATATTTTCAAACTCCATACCTTCATCAAACTGAATATAATTTTTAGTGGATTTAGGTCTTGCAAAATCAATAAGAACTTGATTTAAAACTTCAAAATCATTAGATTCAGTTTTATCTGTTAATGCGTATGTAAGTTCTACACCAGAGATCATTCTAGGAAGATAAGCATGATTTTCAAGTTTTGCTTTTATAAGATACCATTTAAATTCCATTTTAACTCCATTCTAGAGATTCTGACACAGTAGGAAACTGTTTAATAAACACCTCTCGACATGCATTAGCAATGTCCATATGTTCTTTTTGTGTTCCATGTGCTGAACGTAAATTTATATAGTGTATCCATGAACGACAAGAACCTGTCATATAGATTCTTGTAGGTGTACACAATGGTAATACCATTCTAGCACATTCTTTTGCAACTCCACTATCTAGCATCTGATTATATAACGAAAAAGCAGAGCTAAACAAAGTATTCATTTGTGCATTTAATTTCTCTATCTTTTCTGGTTCAAGATCATCTATACTATTTTGTCTGTTTTTAGAATCCTGTCTGCGAAGTTCTGGCAATTCAATAGTTTCTAAAAGTTTAGCATCAGCATATCTTTGAGAAAACTCTTGGAATGTAAAACTACGATGTCTTAATATCTGTGCTGCAATTGCACGAGTTGTTTCTATCTCTAATGTCATTGATGATTGTTCAAAGACAGACCAATGTTGATGCTGTATGCAATATCTTAATAATCCTGCAAATTTTTCATTATCTTGGTTATTTGGATTAGACACTCTGGCAATATATGCCATAGTTTTCTCTGCATCAGGTGTAATGCTTACTAATTTTACATTCATTTACCAAATCCTTTTGAATTCTTTTTTTCTGCTAAAATAACTTCTTCTTTAAGAACTTTTAATTGATCTTTTATTTCTTTGAGTTTTTCACCACTATATAAGTGATCTTGTTTTAATAATCTCTCAAGTAACTTTATCAATCTTTTTGCTCTAGTCTGGGTAGCCATCATCGTCCTCTAATATTTCGTCATAATCGCCAAAGAGGAATCCATCTACATTAGCTGCTTCTCTATACGCTTCAACATCAGAATAAACCTCTGCTTTAAGTGCATCAACTGCTAATTCTAATGAACGAACAATGTCTTTTAACTTTCCACGATCCATAGATAAATTTCATTTCACTTATTATAGCACAAAAAAAGGAGGGGATCAACCCCTCCTAGTTTTTGTTAACTGCAAGGTCTTGCCTTACTTCTAACTTTAATGCCACGATACATTAAATCGTGTCTCTCGCGTTTTGCTGCTTCCGCAACAACTTGTGCGTTGTACTCTTCAGTGTCATACTCGACACCACGGTAAGTAACTGTTGCCATTTGCTTGTCCTC